ATATAATATATTAGAGAAAGAATAATATGCCGAATGGGTCTCCTTCGCTCACTCTCTCCTTCACTCTCTTACTCACTTCAATATCATTATTCCAATCATAACCACGATTAAAACTATCATCATTACTACTCCGCCTATCATAATCCTCTCCTCCCATCTCTCCTTATTCTTATTCATCATAATTACTACTTTTACTATGTTTAATAGGACGAATTACTAATTTAGGATCAATATTATAATAATAATTAGAATATTTACGTTTAATATATCCTTTATCATTATTAATAATACATTTAAGCACTCTTTGATGCTCATATAGTACACTATCGATCTTATTAAGATAATCATAATGAGATCTAATAGATATCTCAGTACATTCTACTGCAATTTTATCAGCCTTATTAGCTTCAAGTGCAGTAATACGATCATTAGCAATAACAAGATTAATAGTTAAAGGTATAACAACAATAGCCATTAATATCATTAATATATTCTTCGTTTTATCCATGATGTTTACTTAGTTTAATATATGATTTATTGTGATCGACAAACTATGTAATAGCTTTGCTATGAGCAATAACGCTACTACTAAGTATATAAATAGTTTGAAATAGTCTTTGTCCTCCATGAGAATGATTTGTTAGATGATTTCGCTTATCAGATGAGTTGTAATGAGGTTTATTACTCTCCTGAAGCACAGAATGAACATAGAATGAACACAGAATGAGAGTATCTTTGATATGATGTTGTTGGTGACCATTACGATCACCAACAACACTATCTGCTATAACAATCCCAACATCTGCTGAGCTTGGATATTTGCAATAGCTGTTTTAAGCCTTTGAGCACCAGTACCTAACTGCAAGTCATAAGGATAATAGCGAATACTACGATGTTCAAACTGATATTCACCAGCTTTAGAGCTAAACGGATTCTGCTCAGTTTCATCTACTGCATATTCTTTACCAAACACACTAAGACGAGCACCTTCAAGTATAGACAACATACTCTTAGGATTACTAACAACAGCATTTGCAAGCTGAATCTCGCCAATCTGCTTTAGAATCGCAGACATCTGAATTGCAGTAGTAAAGATAGTAGTAGTTGTAGCCTTATGATAACCTTGTTCATCGGCTTCATCAGCAACATCTGTCTGCAAATACTGCTCAAGACGAGTACCAACAGTTATTGCAACACGTATTCCTTTCGGATTACCCTTCTCATCAAGACTGTCATTGTTGAAACCAACATTAACAATACGCATACTATTCTTAGTAAACCATCCTGGAATAGTTTTAAGTTTAGCAACGATTGTTTCATATTCAGCACCAATAAGGTCTTGTACACTAAGAGTAGTTTGTACAGTTTCTTCTACTTTAGTTTCTTCTTTCTCAACGATTGTTTCTTCTACTTTTGACATAATTGTAATTATTAAGAGTTATGAGTGATATAATATTATGGGCAGCATCACTCTTCACCGCACCAATTTATTAATATGTTTGACATTGAGCCAATTTATTAATATGTTTGTATTGAGTAAGTCTTATTATAATAGTAGAAGTATTACTACCTCTACTATCATTAGCTATTTGCTTGTCTTTACTATCGCTACACATATCAGTGCTGATAGTACTACTGAAGACAACATCAGCAATACTGCTTGACCTATACTCACGTTTATCATAAGCTATAACATTTAATTGTTAATTAATATTTCAACCAATTTATTAATAAGTTTGTAATTGAGCCGGGGGTAGTCGAACATTAATTATAGACCGGAGGGGGTTTGTGTAGGAGCCTCACCATCTCTCCCATATTCACAATATTTCCTCTCTCACCCCTTTTCTCTCCTTCACTCTCTAAATCTCTCCTCTTTATCCTCCCATCTCCCCTTTCACTCTCATATTCTCTCTTCTCACATTTTAATTCTCTCTTCTTAACCTCAAAATCTCACTTCTCACTTCGTCTAACTCCTCATTCAACCTTCAATTCTCACTCTTCACATTCAAAATCTCTACTAATACTCATTAATTTCACTACTTACATATCATAATTCTCACTTCTCACTTCTTTTAAGTTCATTTTAACTTCGTCTAATTAATCATTACTCATTATTATATTCATTATCTATAATAAGTTATTATTCGTTCGTCATTAGTTATAGTAGCAGTACTTCACTATTAACTTCATTAATAGTTTCAGGATTAGTTAAAACATATATTAAAGTAGATTATTGTAATTAATATATAATAGAACTGGTATTGAAGATAATGGAAGTAGCAGGAGTGATATTAGTAATGAATAAGAAGAAGTATTGTTAATAATTGTTAATTAAATGTTCAAAATGGTGTTGGTATCAAATGTATTTTATATACTTGTATTCATAATAATTAAGCATATGGCTGATATTGATAAAGATAGTAATGCTAAATGTGAAGATAAAGTAGAATTTAGCAATAAACAGTTAGCTGACCATTATATTTATAAAAGTGGTTGTCGTGATGACAAAAAGAAACATAACAATTCAGGTTTAAGAATTGGTGGAGCTAATAAAGTTTAAGTAAATAGAGTTAATTACAATAAGTTAAATTTAAACGTAGAAAATTATGTTAGAACTTAGAAATGAAAGTAATGGAAGTATAATGTTTCTTCCTACAAAGAGAAATGAACTGAATTTTGACTACATTTCAAAATGTGTTGAAAACATTGATCTTGAACCGTATTATGCTATTATTTGTTGTATTAATAATACACAACTTAATATCATGTATGCTAAGAGTAAAGCTAATAGTGGCTATCAAGCATCAACTACTCCTCTTATTGTTAAGATGAATAATCCTAATGCTGATAGTAAATTAAAAGAAAATACTATTGCTATTGTTGATTCTACTCAATTATCTATTGGTAGTCATATTAATTCTAAAAGAAATGAATTAAGTGCTAATAATATTTGTAATTTCGTAGATGCAGATAGATCGCTTTCAATGAGTGTTACTAATGGTTCTGTATTTAAGAATGTTAGTCAAGGTGGAGCTGCTGGTGTTATTAAAAGTTTAGTACCTGATGTTAATGCTATTTTACCTAAACATACTATTGATGCTACACAAACTTCAAGAATATTCTATTTAGAATTTAAGATAGTACCAGTTAATGAGATTAAAGGTTGCTTTAATAATGAAGGTGTTGAATTGACTGGTGTTGATAGTTATATTAAAAATGCTAATGGTAGTATTGCATTCGATGCATGAGACTCCTCTACGGGGCGTTTACCAAAAGCATATAATTAAATATTTATAGTATGGGAAATGATGATAATGTTGATATTGATTATGTAATAGTAATCAAACGAAAAGAAGATATTATTCATACTATACAAAAAGATATATTGGATGGGGAAATTCTTGATGATATAATTAGTAGTCTTGAAAGGAGTATTGCTCATGGAATAGCTGCTAAACAATGGGTTTCCCTTCCTTATATTGGTAACATTCGTCTTAATCGTGAATTTATTTCTGCACTTAATAATAGATCAAAGTTTAATACAGCTAAGGCTGTAATGAATAAGAATCAATATTTAGTGTTTAGAAAACAAGTTATAAAAGAAGAAAAGTTACGTATAGTTCGTGAAAAGAATATTGAATGGCTTATCAGAAGAGCTAAAGAAAAGTATAAGAAACTACATAAAGAACTTGTTAAAAGATATGGAGAATCTTATGCTAATATGTATTGTTACTTTAGAAGTTTAGTATCTATTATAGAAGAACCTACTGATGGAGAATCTACTAATTGAGAAAATGATTACCGTAGATAAATATGGTATGCCTAAAGCTCCTTCTATTACACAACTTCTACGAAAAGATGTTAGAGAACTTTATATTCGAGATAGAACTGAAAGTAAAGAAAACTATATTAAAGAATGTGGAGTTATCTATTATTTAGGAGATCCTAAATCTCCTCCGAAACAAAGAGGTCTTAGTTATGCTGAATGTCTACAAGAAGCTATTAAGAATTTTGATTTACCTAAGAATTATCAGCCTGATGTTCTTGTTATGCGTATGATTAATGAATACTATAAAGAGAATATAACAGAAGCTGGTGTTGCAGTAGAAGTTCTTCAAAAATCTATTCATAATGTTACTGTTGGAGCAGGAAAATTAAATGAGCTTCTTAATGAAAAACTTAAAGGAGCTATTACTTTAGAAGAAGTTCAAAGTGTAATAACGATAATGGATAGTCTTAAAAAACAAGTTGCTGATATCCCCATTTTAACTAAGCGTTTACAAGAAGCATATGATAATCTACAATATGAAACTGAAACTCAAAAAGGTAGAGGTGATGTAGTTATTACTGCTTCTATGGATGCTGATGAAGATGAAGATTAAATTATAAATTATGTTCCAAGTAGATAAAAGATATAAAGATGTTAAGTTGTTCTTTGAAGAAAAAGAGCATAAATATAATGATACATTTGGTAATCCTTATACAAGTGTAACAACTCTTCTTCATAAATATGCTGTTGAATTTGATAAAAAACTTTGGCTTAGAAAAAAGTCTAAAGAATTAGGAATTAGTGAACAAGAAGTTGCTAAACGTTGGCAAGATATTACTGATGAATCATGTAATCGTGGAAATAAGACACATAATTATTTAGAAGATAATATTCGTGAAGTTAGTATGTTTAATAATGCTGTTAAATATTTAACTGAACGTAAAGCTGGTCAAATGATTACTATTGCTGATCTTCCATATCTTGACATTAAACCACTTGACATTAATGCTTTTATTGAAGCTACTGATAATAGATATCCTGAAATATATAGTGTTTTTAAATATTATACTGATAAAGGATATACTATTTATTCTGAGATTGGAACATTTCTTATAGACTTTCTTGTTTCAGGAACTATTGATGTACTTGCTATAAGACATGATAAATTTGTTATTCTTGATTGGAAAACAAATAAAGATGGACTTAAATTTTCAGCTGGTTATTATAGAAAAGATAAAAGTGTTACTCCTTATCAACTTACAAATGAATGGGTTCCGAAAACTGAATATCTTAAACCTCCTGTTGCTCACCTACCTAATTGTAATGGTAGCATCTATTCTCTTCAATTATCTATGTATGCTACTATTGTTAGTATTATTACAGGACTTCCTTGTGTAGGACTTGGTCTGTGTCATATAGGTTCTCCATTTATACTTAATGAATATGGCATGCCAAAGAGAGATTATAAAGGTATGTATACTATTGATGTAAATGGTAAAGAAAAAGTTCAATGGTTTAAGATTAACTATTATAAACAAGAATGTATTAATATTCTTTACGATCATAGGCTTAGTCTTAATGCTGAACAAGTTAACAAACAATTTAAATTAGCTATATGAAAAGACATAATCGTTATTTTGTTAAAACACTTAGATTTAAGATTGCAGGAAAGTGTTATTTAAAGTATCAAGTTAGGAAACGTAGAAAATGGTGGTTTAGTGAACTAATTTGTTCTTATAGTACTGGATATGCAGTACTTGATAAAATTAATGCTACTAAGAAAGTTAATAAATTAAATTCTAACAATGAAAATAGAAAAGATAAAAAGAGTATTTCGGATAAAGGAAATAACTGTTGATTTTAATAATGAACCTGATGGATTATATTTTACTTATAATTGGGCTGTACAAGTTAGACTATTTAAACTTGGTAAGTTTGAGAAATGGTTTACTATAAAAGTATTTGAATATCCTGATAAGGTTTTTGCTAAAGAAGTTCTTGATTTACTTAACGTTAATATGATGCCTAATGAATAAACAATTATTAGAACGTTGCAAGAAGATAGACTTTGAAGCTATATTTAAAGAGAAAGGTTATAAGTTTTTTACAGAAGGAGTTTATAATCTTAATCTAATTGGTATTCGTAGTAAAGAGTCTATTCGTCAAAGTAATAAATTTGATGATGCTTTTATTGCTATTTATGTTAATGAACGTGGAGATTGGCGTAGAGATATTATTTCTATAACTACTGATCCTGGTATTACAATGCTTAAAGCTCCTGTTAATAGTAATGGTTGTGCTATACTTGTTCCTGGTCAATATCCAGGAATGTGGAAGATTGGATTTCATAAAGGTAAGTATAAAGCACTTGTTCAAAACAAACCTTGCACTGTTTATAGAGATAATAATAAAGACGATGTTCTTGATTTTAATCCTGATAATATTGATCTTGGTATGTTTGGGATTAATTTTCATAAAGCTGGAATATCTTCAATAGAGATTAATAATTGGAGTGCAGGTTGTCAAGTTGCTGAGAGAGCTGCTGATTTTGATATTATAATGAAAGTAGCAGCAGAAGGTAAACTTCGATATGGTAATAGTTTTACTTATACTTTATTAGAAGAAAAAGAATTATGAAAAATAGTGGTTGGTTAATTCTATTAATAGTTATTAATATTATTATAATAATTATTAGTGCTATTTGTATGAAAGATGTTAGAAATACTAATGTGCCAGTCATTACTCCTAATATTGGGTTTATAGATAGACCTGTATATGATACTCTTGAGAAAAAGAAAGATACAGTTAATACTACAATAATTAAAATTGAATATGAAAAGAATATACGACTTGAAAAGATTGATAGTATTAGTAATGATAGTGCTGTGGTGTTGTTCTACAAGTTGGTCGCAGAGTAAGTTATGTCAAGACTCCTCTACGGGGGGATGTGATTCGGCATTGGTGGCGATGTCAGCTATTCGAGCTGCTAATGTTAAGATGATTGAAGGACAAGCTGATAAACAACTTAAAGAACAATTTAAAAAACTTGTTGAAATACAAAGTGAACAAATAGTTATTCTTAATAAGAATATTGATTCTAAGAATAAGATTATTATAGATTTAACTAATCAAGTTAATTATAATAATGCTAAAGTTCGTAAACTTAAAAAGCAACGTAATATTTATGCAGGTAGTTCAATTGGGCTATCTGCTTTAATAGTTTTAATACTATCGTTATGAGTACAATAGATAATGAGAAATATCCATTTTATGAATATATAATGGAAGATAAAAGTCATTATCCTCATGCTAAAGATAAAGGTTTTATTGATGAGGATGATGATTTTCTTATAGGAGATTCTGGAGGTTTTCTTCTTAATATAGTTGCTGGAAGTAAATTTGTTAATACTCATTTACTTACTGAAATGGCTGATTATTATAGAGCACATAAATGTTATACTAAATATAAAGTTGATTCTATTCCTTATACACAATTACGTAAGAGAGAACAACATAGAAGAAAACATGGTTTTAGTGCTCCTTGTTTAAAACTTCCTGATGGTACTATTAAAACTATTCGTATAACTGGTTCTCATTATAATTTCCTTAATTATACATTAATGGAACAGCTTGATGAATCTACTATCAAAGAAGGAGCTGGTGGAGCTAAAGCTGAAAAACATTATGATTTTAGTAAGTTTATAGATGCTCAATATTGGACATTTAAAATAATGGAATTTGTTGTTAATAACGCTTTTCATTTAATTATAGATAAAACTCGTCGTGGAGGATTTAGTTATATAATGGCATCCGATAGTGCAAATATGCTTAATTGCTATAAACGTAAAGTTTGTATTCATGTTGCTAATCTTAGTAATTATTTAACTGATGAAGGAGGTCTAACATCGTTTGCTATAAATAATATGAACTTCTATGAAGATCAAACTCCTTTTGTTCGTGGTGTAGTATCTCCTACTAAAACTGAATTTAAATTAGGTATAAGACAGAAAGATGGACGTGAACATCCAAAGAGTTGGAAGTCTACTTTATTAAGTGTTTCTGCTAATAGTAATCCTAACTGTGCAATTGGTAAAGATGCTAAGATTGTCAAAGTAGAAGAAGTATCTACTATGGATAATTTTGACGAATTTATGAATGTTACAGAACCTGCTATGAGAACAGGTGCTTATACTACTGGTTGTTTAATGTGTTGGGGTACTGCTACTGCTGGTAATATGCAAACATTTGAACAAAACTTTAATAATCCTCGTGCTCATAATTTTATGCCATTTGAAAATGTATGGGATAAAGATAGTCGTAATGAAGTATGTGGATATTTTAAACCTTATTGTTGGGGATTACAAGGTTCTATAAATGGCAGAAAAGCTATGGATAAAAATGGTAATTCTAATATTCTTATTGGTTTAGAAATAGCTGACAAAGAAAGAGCTGATAAAAAAGCTAAAGCTAAAACTTATGGAGAATATCTTAATTATCTTGGACAATATGCTAATATGCCTTGTGAATCATTTAGTTCTACTTCTGAGAATATATTTAGTTCAGAGGAATTAACTGCTTGGGAAACAGAACTTCGTACAGATAGTAAGTATAAATTTGGTATAGATGGGCAACTTGTTAAAGTTAAAGATAGCATTGTTTTTAAATCTAATGAACGTTTAATTGCAGAAGGTGGTAAACTTAATAAAGATGTATTTGAATGGATACAAGGTGTTCCTCGTAAGGGTCATGAAAATCCTCATGGATGTATTAGAAGATGGTTTGCTCCACAGAAAGTTAAATATGTAAATAAAGCAGGTCAATTAGTTGAAGATATACCAGTTGGATTATATTCTATAACTTATGACCCTGTTGGTATTAATAAAGATAAAAAAGAAATTACTTCTAAACATTCTCATAATAGTATTCGAGTATGGATGAATCCACATGAATGTAATGGATTTAAACAAAAAGTTGTTGCTGCTTATTATGGACGTCCTGATAAACTTGAAGAAGCTGATGAGATATGTTATAGATTAGCTGTATATTATAATTGTATTGGTACAGTAGCTGTCGAAGTAGATAGAGGTGAAACTATATCTAATTTTACTAAATGGAAAGCACTTCATTATTTAGAGAAAGAACCAATAGTTGTTTGGGATAGTTCTATAAAAGCTAAACAAGATTCTCATTATGGATATATTATTGGAGATGGTATAAAGAAACTTAATGGTATTCGATTACTTAAAGAAATGTTATATGAGACAGTTTGTAAAGATGATAAGAATAATGATGTTGCTATGTATCGTTATATATATGATTATCAAGCTATACTTGAATTAAAGAAATGGAATACTATTGGTAACTTTGACCGTGTTTCAGAAATGATTCTTAGAGGTATCCAATGGGCAGCTATGGATATTAAAGCTAAGAAAGAACTTGCGCATCGCAAGAAGATTGAATCTAATAGAGATTCTAATAATACTCCTATATTAAAAAGAGCATGGTTTTAAAATATTATATTATGGGAAAATTAAAGAATATAAAAAATAAGAGAAATAGTAAACGTAATAGTTCTATTGTAAATGATATTTTTAATTATAATGATAGAATTAATATTAATGATCTTCTTACATCTCCTATTGATATAAAGTCAGAAGATTTTATATGGAAAATTAAAAAATAATAATATGAAATTAACTAATAATTATTTTCCACTTCAAACAGTATCTGATAGTGAGAAAGCAAAACCTCAATGGTATGAAAATTGTATTGATTATATTATAGCTGTTGCGACAGCATGTAATGATAGACTTGATACAAAAAGAAAGTTAGAGATTTTTCATGGTAATATTCCAAATGAATTTTATAAGAAAACTCTTAATCCTTATAATTCTGCTAATGAAAAGAATACAAGATTTCCTGCTACAATGAGAAATCTTGATCTTATGAATGATGTTGTAAGAAGATATATATCTGAATATATTAAAGGTATTCATGAATTTATAGTAACTGCTAATAATCCTGAGATAGTTTTACAGAAAGATGCTAAACTTAGAGAAGCTATTAGTTTACTTGCTCAACAAACATTTGTTACTCAACTTACTGCTAAGATGCAGGAACAAATTAATCAAGGAGTTCCACAAGAACAAATTGATCCTACTCAATTAATGCCTAACGTTGATGATTTTATAAAAGATTTTAATGACAATTACATTGATGATGTAAGTGCTCAAGGACAAGATCTTGTTAAGATTATCGATGATATAACTAATTCAGATGTTATATATCCTAAAGCATATTTTGATTTTGTAACTACTGGAGAATGTTATTCTTATCGTGATGTTAGAAATGGTAAATTCATTAAAGAAATTGTTCCTGTATTAGAAGCATATCCTATTCCTAATGATAATCAATTTGTTAAAGATCATGATATGTTTGCTCGTCGTAGAATGATGAGTTATCAACAAGTTGTAGATAATTATCGTGAATATCTTACAGCAAAAGATTTAGAATTTCTTCGTAGATATTATGATGAAGGTCATTCTACATCTGCTCCACATATGCTTAATTATAATGGTTATTTTGAAAGTTATCCTGATTCTTGTTCAAAGTTCTCAGAAGAAGAAAGAAGATTATTTAAAGAACAACCTATTAATGTATATGATAAGAATACTGATCTTATTGAAGTATGGCATGTTGTATGGAGAGGAGAGAAAGAAATTATAGTACTTACTTATCAAAATGAAGCTGGACTTATAGATGAAGTTGTTGTAGATTCAGAAGATTTTGTATTTGACCCTAATTTAGGACATATTAGTTATCGTAAAGAATATAGAACTCAAGTATATGAAGGACTTCGTATTGGATTAAGAACAACAGGTATTTATCCATTAAAGGCAAGAGCTGTATGTTTTAATAGAAATGGAGAATTACCATATAATGGTATTCTTGAACTTCTTCCTAATATGGGTAAATTTAGTATTGTTGATATAATTACTCCTTATCAGATACTTCGTAATATTATATCTTATCATAGAGAAATGGTTATAGCTAAGAATAAGATGCTTATACTTATTATAGCTGAGTCTCTTCTTGGTAGTGGAGCTGATGATACAGAAGATAAAATTTATAAGATGGCTGCTGATGGTCTATTAGCTTATGATGATTCTGATGATTCTAATAGTCTTAAAGCTCAGCAAATAAGACTTCTTAATGCTAATATGTCTGGTTATATTCAAGAGCTTACTAATCTAATGGATGCTATTAAATATGAAGCTCGTGAAATGGTAGATATGACTCCTCAACGTTATGGAGAAATAGCACAGTCTGCTGGACAAGGTACAACTCAAGAAGCTATTATTAGAGGTTCAATGGGTTCAGTAATTGTAGTTTATATGTTTGATAAGTTTAGAGAAGCTGATTATCAAATGGATTTAGACTTTACTAAACTTGCTTGGATAGATGGACTTCAAACAACGCTTATTGATAATGAAGGCAAACCTCGTTATATATCTGTTGATATTAATGCTCATTTATATGCTGATTATTTAATTCGTTGTAAGAATAATGCAGTTGAATCTGAGAAAGTAGATCAACTTAAAGATTGGGCATTTAGTGCAGCTCAGAATGGTGATCTTGATGCAGCTCGTGCTGCTATAACTAATAGTAATGTTGCTTCTATTAATAAAGCTATTGATAAGTTTATGGAAATTAAAAGAAATCATGAACTTGAAATGCAACAAGCTGAACAACAGATTCAACAAGCTGCTCAAGAGTTTAAACTTACTGAAATTAGAGTTAAAGCAGAAGAAGATAGAAAAACTATTGCTCTTAAAGCTCAATATGAAGAACAAGCTAAATATATTGATATTACAGCTAATATAATGAATAGTAATAATTCTTCTATTGCTGAACAAACTCAAGCTAAAAATTATTTAGATTCTAAATTAGAAATAAGTAAACAAGATCTTGAAAGACAAAGATTAATCTCTGATAATTATAATAAAGCTGCTGATAGAAATGTAAAACGTGAAGATATACAATCTAAAGAACGTATTGCAAAAACTAATAAGAATAAATATGATAAATAACATAATCATCATCACAAACCAGATTATGTAGAAAGTGCCGATTCTAATGTTGCGATAACATAGAGTCGGCACTAATTTTTACTGATTGTAAGGCTCTACATTGAATTATTTATATTTGAGCTGAACAATTAATCATTTTATATATTATGATTCAACTGTGGGCTGGAAAACCATATCTATGAGGCTAATTTAGATCATTTTGTATATGACTGATTATAACGGTCTATCATAGCCCAAATAACAGTATAATTGAATACATAAATTTAAGTAGTAATTCTAATAGTAATATACTGCATATTATCAATAGAAATGATATGTTTGTGACAAATAATATTTAATTATTAAAACTGAAAATTATGAACGATGGAGAATTGATTTTCGATACTGATACTTCACAGGATAATTCCGATAATGGAAGAGTTGAAGTAAGTAACAACGGAGGCGGAAATACTGAAACTGTTGATGCTAATAAAGAAGATGTAGTTGATCTTAGTGGTCAGAAAGAAGTTGCTGAGATAGAGAGTGCAAGTGTTGAGACTCCTCTACGGGGGGATGACGATAAGCCTTTGCATGATATTGAGGCTGGTACTGTTATTGAATTTGATAATAATTCTTATACAGTAGATACTAATGGTAATCTTGTAGATGCTAATGGTGCAATATTTAAAGAAGCTAAAGATGTTGATGCTTTTATTAAAGAGTATGGTTCAGAAGAATCTACAACTGAAGAAGTTGGAAACTTTGAAGCTATTCGTAATGCAGTAGGTGTAGATGTTCTTGATGAAGAAGGTAATCCTATTCAATTTGATAATACTCCCGAAGGAATAGCTGCTTATGTTAAAGCTGTAAATGAACATCAATTTGCTGCTGCGCAAGAAGCTGCTATTAATACTATATTTGAAGAAATACCTTCTCTTGAAGATTATATTAACTATGTTCGTCTTAATGGTAGTCATGTAGGTTTCGGAGAAATTACTGATCGTAGTAATATAACTTTAGATAAAGATAATATTAGTCAACAAGAATCAATTATTCGTGCTTCATTTAATGAATTTAATAAACGTGGAGACGTTGAAGCGTATATTAAATATCTTAAAGATTCTGGTTCTCTTTATGATGTAGCTGAGGAAGAATTAAATGCTCTTAAAGATAAAGACAAAGAAGAAGCTGAACTTAGAGCACAAGAAGTTGCTGAGCGTGAAGCTGCTGAAATTGAAGAACTTCAAGAGTATTGGAATGACGTTAAAGAAACTATTGATTCTGGTATTATTGGAAAATATAAAATTCCTGAGAATATTATAATTAAGAAAGACGGTAAAACGGTAACTCGTTCTCGTGAGGATTTCTTTAATTATTTATATAAAGTTGACAATAAAGGTATTAGTCAATATGAGCGTGATAGAGAACAAGAGAATCCAAAAGATAAACTCAATGATGAAATTCTTCGTGCTCTTCTTAAATTTACAGGTGGGTCTTATTCTAATTTAGTAGATATGGCTGTTAATGAAAAAGAAGTAAAGAAAATAATACTTCAAAAGCGTAATACAAGTGCTAAGACAATTAGAATTACCAAACAAAAGAAAACAACTAATGATGATATTGTTCTTGAATAATATCATCCAATTATTAATTAATTAACTAATTGTGCTATGTACAAATTAAGAGAAATTTCTCGTGGTAGATATGAGGATAGAGGATACTCTAATGAAGAATCTATGGCTCATCTTATGCTACAAAAACCTGCGGAAATTAATAGTGTCCTTACATATACTTATGGTATGGACGACGATAGGTTTCCTCTTACTTTTTTAACAGAAGGTCAAGGTAAAGTTGGTACAGTTGATGTTGAAACTGTTCAATGGACTTGGAAAACAATGGGTAGATTAAAGTTTGATGATTATGTTACTTACTTTAATACTGCTAATACTACTCCGGGTAAAGGTGGAGCTTTAATTGAAGTTCATTTTGCTACTCATTGGCTTATTGAACAATATGGTTTGACTGCTCCTGATGGTCATAGTAAAGTACGTATTATGCGTGATTGTGGGCCAAGTGAATATGGATATAAATATTTATTGCAAATTAAATCACCTAATCCTAATGCTTTTATTGATCCTGCTAACTTTGCTAAAGGTAAGTATTGGTCTATGACTGCACCAACTATTAGTGAATCTTATTCTAAAGGTAATCGTAGTAATACTATTGGACCTGGTAAGATGACTTCTCAACTTGGTTTCCATCGTTTTACTAAAGAGATTGCTGGTAATATTTCTAATGTTATTGTTGAATACGAGTTTAAAACTAAGAATGGAACAACTAATCGTTGGATTAACGAAGAGATGCGTCAGTTTGATGTTATGAATCGTATTATGCTTGAAGAACATCTTTGGGAATCAACATATAATCGTAATGAGAATGGCGAAATCTTGATGTTAGATCTTGATAATAACAAGCCTATTCCTGAAACTGCTGGTATGTTTGAGATTTGTCGTGAGTCTAATTATGATACTTATGGTGAGTTCCTTACATTGAATAAACTTGAAAGAACTATCGGTGATGTATTTAGTAAAGATACTGATACTGGTACAATGGAAGTTGTTCTTTATTGTGGTAAAGGTGCTATTCAAGATTTTGACTTAGCTATTCGTAATGATGCTAAATCGGAAGGTTTTGTAACTCCTCTTGGTGATAAGATGATTGGTGAAGTTGGTGGTAATCTTACTTATGGTAAATACTTCCGTCAGTATAAAACTCCTGATGGTCATTTAGTAACTATCAAACATCTTCCAATGTTGGAAACAGGTACTCGTGCAGAAGCTGCTAAAAAGAATGGTTTGATCCATCCTCGTACTGGTCTTCCTTTAACTTCTCATACTATTTGTTGTGTTGACTCTTCTGTTTATGAAGGACAACAGAATGTTCGTATGGTTCGTCAAAAAGGTCAAGAATATAAGATTGGTATTCTTAAAGGTCTTACTGATATTCCGCCACAGTGGGGTGTAGTTCCTACAAACTCTATATCTACTGATGTTGATATGAGTAGTTATGATATTAAGATGTCTAAAGGTTTGCAGGTAAACAATGCAACTAAGATGTTCTTGATGGAGTGTTCACTGTAATAAATATTAATAACTAAAGTAAAATAATTATGGAAGGTCTTAAAATAAGTGGTAGTGCTCCACAAGAAAAAGATAACATAGCTAAAAATGATAATAGTCAACCCCCCGTAGAGGAATCTCAATCTACTAATGTTGAAGAAACTGTTGATAATGTAACTGTAAAAGAAGAAGAAGAACGTGTACTTAACGCTCCTTATTACGACAAACGTTCTATTACTATTGAAAGAGTAGCAAGTAGTTCACTTTATAGAAAAGTTAATAGTAAAGTAATTACTGAACGTACTGATTATATTGGTAGTTGTTGTACTTCTTCAAGAGTTCTTGCTTCTAATGAAAAAGAATGTGCTAAATATTTTCCTAATCTTATAGGACTTTCTGCGAATCATCCTGATTTTGTTAATAGAGTAAAGATTTGGCTTAATAATATTTGTGTTCCTATTAAAGCTATTGGTTTAACACTGAATACATCTTTTAAATATGATCATTATAAAGATTATCTTTATATTAAAAAACAAGAAGATTATATAGAAAATGCATATAGTAAAGCTGATAAGAGTACTTTAGAAGGACTTAAAAATGCTATTGCTAATAGAATATCTGCTATTAATATACTTGAATCAAGTAAACATGAATATGGTATGCCAGAAAATACTGAGCAATATCTTGTATATAGACATTGTTTACTTTATAAAGATGTTTGCAAAGATTTATCTTTAGTTAATTCTGATAGTACTATTAGATTCTATATTAAAGATGAAGGTCGTGAGAAAGAACGTATGATTAAAACACAACGTGAAATTAATATTGCTAAACGTAATTATTTGGCTATGTTGGCTGATGATGAATTGTTTGATGCAATGTATATTCAGTATTGTGTATTTAATAATTACGCTATTAGTAATTACGAAGGACTTGATAAATTTACTAAAGAACAAATGCTCGATGAATTTAGTAGACAAGAACCTGCTAAATTTAACAAGTATTTTACTGATAGAAATCTTAAAGTTAAAGTACTTATTGAACGTCTTATTAGCAAAGGAGAACTTATTCGTTCTGAAATGAATCAGAATATTTCCACTGTTGATGGTGAATTTATTGGAGCTAATATGAAAGAAGCTGTGATGTATTTTGTTAATCCATCTAATGCTGCTTATCGTACTGCTCTCGAAAACAAATTAAAATTATAAAATATTATAGATATGGATATACCTGAAATGCACGTGTGGTTCAGACAATATGCTCAGCAAATGGGTATGCAAGAAGTTCGTGCTATACTTCCTGAACAAATAGATGTACTGCTTAATACATCTATTGTTGATACTGCTAATCAGATTATTCGTGAAAACGTAGGAATATCCAATGATAGAGTTATAACAGATAATTCTAAAATTAGTCAATTAAATTCTATTCGTACTCTGTATAAAGTAAAAGAGATAGAGTTACTTGGTACTGCCAATCCTCTTCCTTTTATTTATAATCCTGAGGATTATTTTAATGGCAAATATTCAAGTAATGATGAGTATACAGGTTTTCCTGAAACTATGTTTATAGTTGATTTTGCCATGAATTATACTAAATGTACAACAGGTTGGACTGGAACAGATAGCACAATTAAAGCTCCTGTTAAGTCTTCATCTGAAGGATTTACTACTAATTATTTTCCTGTTCGTATCATTGATGATGCTTATCTTGCAGATACTCTTAATGACTTTGTTTTAAAGAATAGAATGCGTAGTCCTGTGGCTACTGTTTATTCTCTTGAAGAAAGTCCTAAATTAAAAGTTGATATGTATATTGATAAGTTTGATAAGACAAGTGGTTTACTTGAAAACGCTCTTGCTCCTTATAAACTTAGAATGAGTTATATATCTTATCCTGCTAAAGTTAAGTATTCAGAGGATCTTTCTGGTGCTAACGTTGATTGTGATTTACCAGAATATCTGCATGTTGATATTATTAAACATGCTGTTGATTTATATCGTATTAGTGTTAGTGGTGACATATATGCTAATCAACAGAGAAAAGAAAATCAACAAAGAGAGAATTACAGAAATAATGCGAGTGAATAATTTAATTTAAATAACAATGAAACAAATATTAATTGCTGGTAATGTTGCATATCCTGCCGTTGCTGCTGATTATTTAGCTGTTGCTCCAGGTGCAATTGCCGTGTTTAATAAAGGAGCTCTAATTGTAACTCCTACTGGAACAGGTGATCCTGTTCTTACAGAACCTATTTCAATAGTTCTTGGACGAGCTGCTGCTAATGGTGGTCCAATTGCTATTAATGAAATAGATGTTAAGACTCTTAGTGTAGTTAAAGGAGTATATAAAGTTGGTACTAAATTTACTGCTGCTGTTACAATTCCTACTCCTGTAATCGGAAAAGATTATACTATTATAGTAATGAAGAAAGGTGTTCAGTTTAACGAACGTGCAACATGGACTTCAACTGTTCAAGCTGTCGATGGTGATACTGCTACAACGCTTGCTGCTAAATTAGTTAAATCTATAAATAATAGTACTATTGGTTCAGAAGTAACTGCAACAAATGCTGCTGGTAAAATTACAATTACTGCTGTTAAAACAGGAGTTGATTATAATGTTGTTCCTGCTGATAAATTGATGGGTGTTGCTGTAACTGATGTTACTATTGGTTTCCCTGCTTATGGCGACAAATCATTTGTTGCTAATCTTGCATCAGAAGCAGCTGCTGATAGAGGTTTTGAATATACTTATAGAGATGGTGATAGTGTTAATCCTGGATACCCAATGGAAGTAGATGCAGATAGTTATACTATTTATACTTTGCATTTTGCTAATCATCGTAAAACTGGTACTCATGATGAACCTACAAAACAATACGTAACAATTGCTGTTCCGACAGATGCTGCTCAGATAGCTGCACTTGATAAGATATTTGCTTTAGAGCGTAAATAATATAAGTATAATAATAAAAGGAGTGCTGGTGTTGTAAGAAATTATAATACTGGTATTCTTTTTCTTTTTAAATTAAGTTATAGTGAATGAAATAGAAATCGCTCATAGTGTATTTAAAGATACACCTCTCGGTTCTGCTATTGCTTGTAGTATTGTTTTTATTGTTTATTTACTTATTACGAGAAGTTTTGATGCAGCAAAACAAAAGAATAAGAATAAACCTATTATTGAAATGGGTAATTCAATAAAAACTATGGGAGCTAATATAGAAGTATTAAATAATACTTTAATTAAATTTATTCAAGATAATACAAAAAGAGATAAAGAAAGATGTAGAATAACTATCGAACTTAGCTTTATTACTTTTAAATGGATTATATTTGAAGAATGTAGTAGAATAATTAGAGATAATAATATACAAAGAAACAAACATATTATTAGTTCAAACTTAATTCAACTTATTAATGCTGTGTATTTTAGAATATATTCTAATTTATCTCTATATGAATTTAATGGAAAGAATATTTCCCAACATTGTAAACCTATTTGGAAAGATGAAGTTTATAATGATATGATAGAATTAATTTATAATGGAGAAGAAGAAAATATTAGAATAAATTCTATAAAGAATAAACTTGGTATAAAAAGTCAAGATTATTCACAATATATTTATAATAAAACATTTAATGATTAATATATGAAGGATTATAGCCAATGTTTACAACAGGCTTATAATGCTCACATTAATGTTTCAATTAGAAACTGCAATTTAAGTAAACTTGGTATTACTATTAATAGACAAGATGAACTTCAATTGCAGTTTCTTTCGTTATTAAGTTCATGTTATTGTGAACTTGATATATTTAATGAAGAGCAAAAAGATAATTTATATAATATATTATATAGAGTTATTAATATGTTATTTATTCCTAAACAAGAATATGTAACAATAGAAAAAACAGATAATCTTATGATTAATATACCAGAAAATAAAAAGGACTTATTTAATAGAGTATATAAGTTATTTGCTGATTATGGCATACAAGAAATTAAAGAATGTCAATCAAGTTGCAAATCATATGCTCAGAGTTCTCTTCAATTATTTAATATGTTACAATCTGCTTCTGTTTTAGGAGATAGTTCTGCAGAAGTTAATAATGAAAAACAAGCTGAACTTATTTATAAATATGTAGATAGTAGATTGAAACAAATGGGACGATAAATTAATATTAAAGATATGAGAATATTAAGAGGTAATGATGTTATAGTAAAGTGGACTATTAATTTCAATACTGGAGGTTTAACAACTCCTGTTGATTTTAGTAAGTCCACTCTTACTGTTTATTTTGTTGATAGTTATGGTAAACGTAAAGTTGAACATACTGTTGATAAGAATGTTATATCTGTACATATCGGTGGAGAAATTCAAAGACTTGGAACTTGTTACCTTGATGCTTATTGGCAATATAATGATAATAATACTTGGCATAGAGCAAAAGTAAATAATGTAATAGAATTTGTTGATAATCCAGAATCTATCAACTTCGATAACTTTATACCTGATGTAGATATAATAACTATTGGTTGTGTATCTGATGTTGTATTTGGTGGAAGTTATATAGCTAATTTTGATAATTATTATACTAAGTCAGAAGTTGATGAATTGATTAAAACAGGTGGCGGAGGTGGAGGTACTAAGAACTATCTTGAACTTAGTAATAGACCATTTGATTTAGTTAATAATGATTGGCAGAGTACTAAGCATGTTAGCTTCCCTACGGGGGGATTTTTTGGGGCTTATAATACAGGTGTGTCTGGTGCTTCTATTGATGGTGATGGTAATGCAGAAGTTGGAACACTTATAGTTAGAAGTAATAAAATAATTATTGGTGGAAAAGAATTTAATCCTTCTGATGCTGCTATTACTCAAGAGACTTTTGATAAACTTCTTGAGAAGTGGTGGAAATATGATGAAGAAAATAAAGCTATATATTCTACTTATAATGTTTATTCAACTGGTTCTGTTACAGCCAAAGGTATCAATAAGACAGGCGGAGGAGGAGGAAGTAATGCTGCTATATCTACTTTAGTTGATGTTACATTAACTACTCTTGCTGATAAAGATGTTCTAATTTATAATAGTACAAATAAACATTGGGAAAATAAACCTCAATCCTCTATTATTCCAGATCTTAGTAAATATGTAACTCTTAATACTGCTCAAAGCATTACAGGTATTAAAACTTTTATTGGTAGTAACTTTAATTTTTATCATGAAGATGGTTATTTAAATATAGTACAAAAATCTTCTTATACAGGCGGTTGGGCAAGAGGTCTTAATTTTAAAAATGATAATAATGTTCAATATGCTGTTATTGGTGGATATGGAAACGCAAATACATTTAATTATGTATATATTGGACAATCTTATGATAGTAGATGGATTACATTTGCTTCAACAGGTGTTAAAAGTAATGTAGATTTAGAAGCTACTAAATTTAAGAAAACTGGTGGTACTTCCACTCAATTTCTTAAAGCTGATGGTAGTGTGGATAGTAGTACTTATTTGACTACTGGCGTTGCTACTTATACTTATGTTAAAGTTGCAGGAGATGAAATGACAGGGGCATTATCTGTTCCTAATCTTGTTATAAGTAGTACTGATGGAGTGAAACATATTGCTTTCAGTAGAACTAATTATAATTATATAACAGCACCCGGAAATAGTTCTTTAGCTTTTGTTATGCATGGCAAAACAATTAGTTCTACAAGTGCTGATTTTGTAATTACAAACAACGGTATATTTCCTGGTACAACAGGTATAGTTACTAACGGTAGAAGTACTGAAAGATGGTCTAATATATATTCTGTTCTTGGTAATTTCTCTGGTGTTATTACAGCAGGTAGCCATATAAATGCTACTGGAAATATAACTGCTGGTGGTACTGTTAATGCTGGAAGTGATGTTGTAGCAAATAATTATGTAAAAGCAACTAATGGTTGGTTTCAAAATGATGTTGCACAAACAGGATTATATAATAAAGCTGGTGATGCAAGATGGATGTGGAATGGATCATATTGGTATGCTGATAAAGATGTGTATAGTACAAATACAATAGCAGGTACAAGATTAATCTCAACTATTGCTAATGGTACAGCTCCTTTGACAGTTACATCTACCACTCTGGTAAATAACCTGAATGCTGATTTATTAGATAATTATCATGCAAGTGGATTAGCTACTGCCAACAGTGTTGTTATAAGGGACGGTAACAATTATACTTATCTCAAATATATAAACAGTAGTACAAATACTGATGAAAATGGGGACTTAGATCAATTTATAGTTACCAAACCTAATGATAGCTTTTATCGTAAATATGGTAGGGATTATGTAAGAACTCAATTGAATAATTTCTCAGTTAATAGACAAACTATTGATTTAACTAAATTAAATGCTGATACTTATTATCCATGTAGTATCGCTATTAATGCATTAGAACCTACTACTATAAAAATATTTGTTTCATTAAATAGTGGTAGTAAACCTTCATGGTCTACTCGTACGAGTGGATTTACTATGAATTTAAGTTGGCAAGTATTTGGTGGAGGATGGGGAAGTACTTCAATTCAGAGAAAAATATTTAATAACTCTTGGCAAAGTACTTCTAATAATGTTCATCCTTGTGGTGGGATTGAGCAAAATATTATGACATCTACTGAAATAGTATATCTTCGTGGAGGTGCTAAGTATTTCTATACAATAAGTAATAATGAAAATAAATTTGTAGTAAATAGTTCAGGATATAGTTGGTCAAGTAGTACTTATAGTTATTCTGCACCATTAATATCTACACCTAAAAAGAGTCCTTCTTTGTGTTATGAAGAAAATTCTATGTTAGGAGCTTATAATATGTATTGTAACTATTTTCAAACATATCATATTAGTGTAGATGATACTATTACAGCTACTACATTTAGAACTAAAGATAATAATTTATTTGAAGATGGTAGATTAGAATTATCAGGTTCAACTCCTTATATTGATTTTCATTTTAATAATAGTTCTTCTGATTATACTAATAGAATTATTGCAGCAACTGCTAATAGAATAGATATTACTTCTGGATTACAAGTTAATGGTAAACTTACAACTAAAAGTAAGATTTTATCAACAGTTGCTTCTACTGCTTCTAATAATTGGAATAATCTTTCTACTTTAACTGCTGTCTTAGCAGTAGATACTGTTGGCGTTATTAAAGATAGTTGTCAACCTATATTTAGATGGGCTAATCAAATTACAGAAGGTTATTTAACAAGATATATTATAGGTTCTGCAAGAGCTGTTGGAAATGCTTTTGGACAACTTAGATTATGGGTAGGTAATAATGATTCCGGAACATCAGGTAATTGGTTTGCATTAAATAATAATGGTGTTGTTTCTACTTCATTAACATATTTTGAAACAGGTAATGTTGGATTTAAAACTGGTAATGCTATATTTGGTTCTACTGTGACTACTGTTGCAGAAGTATCTTCCAGTACTAATGAAATTATATTTTCATCTGGACTTTCAAATATACATGTTAATTATAGAGCAAGTGGAGTAAGTAGAACTATTCCAACTGCTTGGTATTGGCATTCAGGTTCATCATCAAATTGGTGTTCTTTTGAAATAGGAGCATTTATAACTCATGGTAATGCTTCTATTAAAGGAAATATTGCCGTAGAAGGTAATGTAGATGCAGTAGGAGATATTGGTTCAACTGGTTCAATAACTTCTACAAGAATGCTTACTGCATTAGGTGGATTAGAAGTTACAGATTTTGCTATGTTTAATGATTCTATACAAATTGATGGAAATGCAAGTTTTAACAATCCTGTTACTATAAGCGCTCTATTAAATATGAATGGAAATGTAACGTTAAACGGAATTATTAGAGGTAATTCAAGCAGTAGAATTATTTGTGATGGAATTGCAATAAATTCAAGTAATAAAGAATCTGGTTGTATTGTAGCTGGTAATCCAAATGTTTGGAATATTGCAATAGATCATAATGATATACAAGCTCGTAATAATGGTATTTGGTCAGAAATATATATTAATGATTATGGTGGTAATGTATTTATTGGAGCTTTATCATATACAACTACTATAAAAAGTTTAAATACTGTATTAGGTGGTTCTGATAATACTTCTTTAACTATTGGTCGAGTTAAACTTGTTTATGATAGAAGTAATAATGCCCTTAAAGTTGTAGCTGCTAATGGTGGAGTTGCTAATTTTTATTCAACAGGTTCTTTAACTGCTAAAGGTATTAATACAGGTAAACAAGACTTAGTAGTTAATGGAACATTATATTGTAATAATAGAGGCCAATTTAATGTCAATAGTAATGAAGGTTCAAGAATTGATTTTCTTAATCCTCAAAATACTATTTTAGGCAATAGTGGTATGTGGACTCTTTGGGGAAATATGGGTAATAGTTATAATGGAGCATTAGAATTTTGGATATATCCAGGAAGCGGTTCTTCTTATAGTAATTCAGGTATATTTTCATTAAGACCTAATGGATCTGCTACACTTAAAGGCACATTATCTCAAAATGTTGGTTCTGATATAAGACTTAAAACTAATAAAGATTATGATGTAGATTATTGTGAAAAGTTATTATCATTAGGTAGAATATTTGATTATAATTATAACGATAAAGCAAGAGAAATAAATGCTCCTGGTTATGATAATAATAAACATACTGGATTAATGTATCATAAAGTAAAAGATATAATGCCTCATATTACTCGTGTATTCCATGAAGATTATGGCGGTATAGATTATACTCATACTGATTATATTAATCTTATTGCTGGAGCTACTCAAATGACTATATTAGGACTTAGAAAACTAATTGGTATTACGAATAAAGTTAAAGATGATATTGTTGAACTTAAAAAACGATTGAATAAAGTGGAAAAAGAAAATGAAGAATTAAAGAAAAAACTTGCATTATTAGAAAGTAAATAGTAAGTTTGAGACTCCTCTACGGGGCGTTTTATAATAGCTAATGTTGCTAATGTAAATGCCCCGTAGAGGAATCTAATTATTAACTATAAATTAAATAATTATGAGTCATAGTAATGGAATGATATTTGAACCAGTAGATACTGATGATATATCTATTGTATTAGGTGTTCCAAGTGATGATATAGGATTTTTATGTAGTAATGAACATAATGCTATAAATCCATATAGTAGATTTAAGCCAACGATTGTTACTGAAAATCCTGTTATACAATTAACTCCTGAAAATGTTGCACATGTTAGATTTAGTCTTGTGTTAACTGAAAGTAATAGTATTGATGGATTATATAGAGATGTTGTTACTAATGGTGAAGATGCAATTAAATACTATATTCCTGGCTGGCATAGAGCAACTGATTTTCATAGATATAAACATGATTGTAGATTACCAATATATGTATTAGGTTATAGAGAAATACAAAAAGGAATTGCTACACAAGGTAAAGATTATAAAACTCAAATAATTCCTTCTACTGCTGGAGCAACAGAATATCAAATTGGTTATGAAGAATTATATGAACATATTAATGAAGGTACTTCTCAAATAGATGTTTTACATCATGGAGTATTACTTATTAATGCAGCTGGTGATAAATATTGGTGTACTGATTTTGTTAATTGGAAACAATTACCTATTAGAAATTGGACTGGTAATATAACTGTATTTCAATTTATTACTAATGTTCAAAAAAATACTGATAATGGTGATGTACATGAGCCAGATTATTTTGATTGGTTTGCTGCTGTAACAGTTAATGCTGCTAATCCTAATCCATTTACATGGAAAGTTACTAATGAATTTCCTGATGGTTTTCTTGAATATCAAGTTAGTGGTACTATTCCTGCTTATGATAATGGAGATGGAACGTATAGACTTGAATATACTGCATTATTTAGTGCTATTGGAGATGCATATAGAGGCGGTAGCGCAAGAAATGTTTATGTTCAATTAATGAATGGAACAAATCAATTAGAATATAGAAAATTATCTACTGGATTTGATTTAGCAAAAGGTGAAGAAAAACGATTTAGTGGTACATTTAATTCTACTATTGAAGAATCTAATTTAATGAAACTTAGAATGATTATTTCTGCTAATAATGAAGATAAATATATCGCAAGACCTATTATTCACGAATAAAAATTCTATAAATAATACGATAAAAAATTTGGTAGCATCTAAGATTATTGTATATTTAGAGTCTCAATGTTGAATTATTAGTATTAATATTAAACCAATTAAAGTTATGAGTAATCAAACAATTACAGGTGTTAATAAAATAGTTAGTGATATACTAACGTTTAAAGACACTGTTAAAAACTTAACTGTAACTGCTAAGACATATGCGTCTTATGATACAGGAAAAGTTAATAAAATAGAGAACGGAGAAGTAACTCTTGATGGAGGTACTATTGCAAGTTTTAGGACAATAGATGATCCTTCTATGCTTGAAGAGCCTGCTAAGAATCGTATTCAAGTAGATTTATGTCCTATTGAATATATTGGTATGGTTGGTGCTATTATAGCAGATTTTATAACTGCTGCTGATGGTTATTTTAAACCTGTTACTACTGCAAGTTATTAATATTATTATATAATCTAAGATGGAAATTAAAATGGAAGAGAAAAAAGAAACTATTGCAACTATTAAAAACATTAAGTATAAAGATGTAGTTGCTCTGAAAAAAGTATTTGATAAAGTTACAATTGATGGAGTGAGTGATGATTATATCCCTAATGTTCTTATTGCTATTGGTCAAGTTAGTGAAGAACAAGAATCATACGATAAGAAAGTAAAGGCTATTGATGATAAACGTCCTGATAAAATAAAAGATTATCAGAACAATCCTGATACCAAACTTAGTCAAGAAGAAATTGATTATATGAATCGTTTGTTTGGTAAATGGAGTGTTGATAAAGAAGCATCAATAGACATTCTTCTTGATAAAGAAAGTTCAATTCCTATTGCAGATATTAAAATACTTTCTAAAGATTGTATTATTTCATGGGTTAAAGCAAATAAAACTGCTATTAAAGCTACTGAGTCTGCTATTATTTATTCATTAATGTTGAAGAAAGATTAATATTATGATAGAAAGAGTTCTTAAAGGTAATGATATCTATTTCAGACTAATAATTTTAGGAGGTGATATCAATAATGGTAAAACTGAGATTTATATAACAGATATCAAAGGTAAGACAAAAGTTGATTTTGTTCCTGAAATATTATATGATGAGAATGAACATAAAATTAGTTATGCTACATTTCAACTAAAAGGTATTACTCAATCTTTAGGAACTCTTAGAATTGATGTATATCAAACAGTAGCTAATTATAATAGAAGATATGTGGCTAATAATGTTATTGAATTTGTAGATAATCCTGAAAGTGTTACAAATCAAGAAAATATAATTAATGAATGCGAAGTTAGATTCAACGGACTTAAAGCTGAAATACAATGTACTTAATATTAAAAATGTATGGAAGAATTTGTTAAAGAAGTGATGTCTAAATTTGATTTTAGTTATATGTTTGTAGTAAATTTAGTAACATATATTCTAATAAAAGTTATAGATTGGATTAATGGTTCACTTGCAGTTCCTACTTGGTTAAAGAGACTTGTTGCTGTTATTGTAGGTCTTACTATTGGAGGAATTGTATGTACTATGGGTAGTGACAAAATAACTATTTTATATAGTTTCTTTGTTAGTCTTGTTAGTTGGGATGTAGTATTCAAACCAATACTTAATATTTTAGGAACTAAAATTAATTATAAAAAGAACAGTAATTATAACGATAATTATGGCGAAGGAAAATAGTATTAACAATGTTAATGTAAATGGTAGATCTATTAACAGAAGTGTGAACCCAATTAATAGTACTGAATCTTCTAAAGTTAATAAAAAGAAGAAGAAAATTGATAGTAGAACTAATAGAGAAAAGCTAATTGATTTAGCATATATGTCAACTGGTGCTACTGAGTTCCCAAATAAAGTACTTAGTAAATATAAAAAATAAAATGAATAATCATAAATTAAACAATAAGATGTTTATATTGACTTTAAAATATTTGCCCATAGTATTAACTATGGGCGTATTTGTAAGTATAATATTAAATAATCTTGGTATTCTTAATATAGTTGTAAATTCTGTATCTGGCGGTTCACTTGTAGTAAATGTTAATCTTTACTTTGGTAGTAAAGTATTTAAATTTTGCAAATGGCATAGAATATTGATTTATTATACATCTATTTATTACAGTGTTCTATTATTTAGTTTTTATGTTTATGATATTGGTGCTTTTACTGAACATATAAATACTACCATTATTATATCTACATTAATTTATATAATAGCTTATTTTAATCGTAATAAAAAATAGTATGATGAATCCCTTAATTAAAACTATCAGAAGTCTTTGTCTAAGAGTTGTTGACAATATTGATGCTGGAAATTCTAATTTAAGTGAAGAAGAATGTCTGGATGTGATAAATATAATTAGAAGTATAATTGATAAAGAAGAACTTCTTTCAAAAGAACAAGCATCTAATTATTTAAATATGAGTCCTCAAAACTTTGATGTATTGAGAAGAAAAGGTTTTATTCCAGCAGGTATTAAGAAAGTTGGAGTAACTAATTTATTATGGAACAAGAAAGTTCTTGATGAATGTATTGCTGATTATAAAGCAAATAAACCTGGTAGATATTCTGCAAGAAGATATGGAAAATAAAAATTGATATTAGTATATCATGTTGTTAAATCAGCAACAAACTGCTAATAGTAAATCCCTGACATTTGAGTATGTTAGGGATTTTTCTTTTATAGTTACTGCAAGTTAATTCTTATCAACGATCTTTGTATTGTAAATATTTACAGAGAACGTGTAAATGAAGTAATAATTTAAAATTTAATGTTATGATTTTAGTTGATAAAGATGCAAGCAAAGACTACGTTAAAGTTGATGAAGAAGAGAAGAACAAGTATGCATCTAAAGGTGTGGCTGGTACAGCACTTGGTCTTGGTATTGCAGGTACTGCTCTTTGGCTTCTCAACGGTTGTGGAGGCAATCGCGGTTGCGGTTTGTTCGGTGGTTGTAATAATGGTGTTTCTAATTTAGAAACTGCTGCTATTGCAGGTACTGCTGCTAATGAGCAATATCTTGAACGTAAAGAATGTCAAGATGCTATTGATCTTACTAATGCTATGTGGCGTAATGCAATGACCAATCAGCAAAATCGTTTTGATGATCGTCAGGTTATTAATCAAGAAATGTTTGGTATTTATTCTGCTATGCGTAATGGTTTTGATGCTCTTAACGCTAAACATAATAAAGACGCATTTGACTTGTACAAATATTCTCGTGATAGTAAAGATGAAGTACTTGGACAGATTGGTGAAGTTAAGACTGCTGTTGCTGTAATGGCTGCTACTCGTCCATATCAGAACGCTCTTATTAAATGTGATATTCGTCGTGTTGCTGAACATGCTGATTTTAATTTGTGGCGTAGAACTTGTCGTATGATTACAGGTGAACTTGTATTGCCTAATACTCCTACTGTTACAGGTTATCCTTCTTATAGCCCCTGTAATGTTGTAGCTCCTGCTCCAACAGAAGCAGCTGAATAAGAATAACTACTTAAACCAATTATTGAAGCAGGTGTTGAATAAATACCTGCTTCAATGCTAAAACCAAACAATCATTATGATACCTCAATATCAATTTAATTTAAGTAATGTTGACCCAACACTCATGGATATTTATTCTGATCCTAATTATGTTGATAACATAGATAAGCAGATAGAGAAGATGCAGATGTTGAAACAAAACATTCAAAACAATGTTCAAAATCCTGTTAATGTTCCAACAAAGCAAACGCATCCTACTGTTAATTATATATGGGATGACATTGATAGAGAAGTAGGTGCTCTTACAAATTCTCAGAAAGAAGTTTTATTTGGAGACAAAGAATATGCTGAGAATGAATATAGATTACAATCTCTCGTTCAAGCTGAACTCATTAATCTCGTAAAAGGTAAGATTCAGCAAACTAAAGAAGGTAAGGAACTTCTTGATAAACAGCTTTCTCTTGTTAAAGATAAGAAGAAAGAAATAGTTGCTAATTCTGATAAAGAAGTAGAAGTATTTAAGAAGTTCCAAATAGCTGCACAGGCTAATCCTAATTTAACTTATAAAGAATTTTGTGAAAACATTAATAAATAGTCATTATGGTACAGAAAAGTATAATTATAAATAAAGTTGCTGAATTTGCTAATAAACAACTTGGTTCAATGGGAGGTAATAGTCCTCTATTTAATATTTTTGTTAGACCTATTGCATCACGCGCAATTAATAACAATATTGGTAAACTTGACAAGATTTTGAGTGCTGTTGCAACTCCGCAAGGAGAAGTTGATATTGAAGGTATTATAAATGATATGGTAGATAATCTTATAGTTTCTAAAGCTGATAAGATACCTACTCAGTTTGGTAAAGTAGAAGTTGGTGAAGGTGTTATTAAATGGGAGGTTCCCGGTATTAACAAAGAATTAGTATTCAGTTCTGATGATCTCGAAGAGTTTAAAAAGAATGTTGCTAATTCACAAATGTAAAGTATATGAGTCATTTTAAAAAGATAATTGGTAACTATAAAGCCTCTGTAACTCTTTCAAGTAATAACGCTTGGGAACTTATTGAATCTATGGAAGCAATGTTTGAAGAACTTGAAACAGAAGATAAAGATAAGTTTTGGGAGACTATGAAAGATATGCATGAAGAACTTAAAGGTAAACATTTCGATGAAATGTATGCTAAGCACGAAGTTTCTGAAATGTATCATACTAAACCTAATGGTACAGTATGTAGAGGTGAAATAGTTGGTATTGATGAAGCATCTATGGTATATGAAAAATACCGCAGAAGTATAGATGGTGAAGTTACAATTTGGGATGTATATGTAGCATTAAATGCTCAGTTCCATGACTATTCTGCTCTATATCATCAATGGTTTACTGATAACGAAGTAGTTAAAGATAAACTTATTGAATCTGCTATTGTTTTCTGGTTCAAAGATGAAGATCATACTAAAGGTAAAGTATGGGATTATTTTGATGAATAATCTGATATTAGTGGTGATGATGATGGTGATAATGCCCGGCTATTGTAGTCGGGCATTATTTTTTGACTTATTTTAAGGCTCACCATTAAACGATTATGTTTCAGTCGATTAATAGTAAAGGCAGCATATAAACGCGCGTGTACCGCTTAAATATGGGCATTCTCGTTTGTGTATATGGATTTAATTACATACATTTGAGGAAATGAGATAACAACTAATGTCAGTAGTGTTTATATTAAAGTTAGTAATAGTAATAATCGTGATTATTTTAGTAATATAGTTAAGTGTGTAGAAGCTCATCTTGAAAGTACTGATATAGTTGTTATTTCACATCCCCCCGTAGAAGAGTGAAACAGTTAACTGTAAGTTGCTGTGCGTGTTCTTAATCAAATTAAATAGAGATTTAATAGAACTGTTTCGCTTCCTCTACGGGGGGATTTATATTATCTTATTTTAAATATTAACTAAAATTAAATTGGTATGGCTGAAATTCGTGATATTGAAAATTTTGGTGTTAATGGAAGAACATTAGAAGATATAAATCATAATTTTAATGAATTAAAATCGCTTGCTGAGAGTGGTGATAATAAAGAATTATTGGATGCGTTGACTGAGATTAATCTTAAACTTGATGATCTTAGTACTAATGTTAATAATGTTGTTGCAATGTTTGCTAATATTATTAGTATGGTAGAACAATTAGATTCTAAAGTAGATGGACTTGATTCAAGTAATACTGCTATGGATGGTAAATTAAATACTATCATTACTAAATTAAATACTTTAACTCCTTCTGCTTAATGGCAAGTTTAAATCAATTAGTAAGTGAAATTGCTCATAGTTTAGGACAACCTAATAATTATGCTCTAAGAGAAAATATTAGAAGTATAATTATTCATGAACGAAATGAAAAGATTCGTAGAAGCTATGAGAATCATGGATACATTGATAAAGGTTTAGAACAAAGATATACAGTTAGTCTTGAAGATGTTAATGATGGAGACATTAAAATTCCTGATGGAGTAGATGTTAGTATTAATAAGATAAAGAAAACTGTTCAAAAAGTACCTCGTCCTGTTAGACTTATTAATAATCTTCCTTTTAATGAAGTTAGTACAGCAGGTTTTAAATATCATATAACTATTCCTTTTATTAGTGAATCTCGTGCAAGATTTAGAAGTTTTGTTCCTGGTTTATGTGGACTTCCTTGTTATGACTATATTAATGATTATATTTATCTATTTCCAATAGGTAATAGTTCTACTGACAATATAGATAAACTTTGTATTAAAAGTCCATTTGAACATCCTAAAGAAGTAGAGAAAAGTAATCTTAATGGTGAAGTATCATTTGAATTTAATAATGACGATGATGAATGGTTTTTACCTGAGGATATGATTGGTAGCATAAAAGATACAATATATCGTAGAGATATTATGACTACTGTTCGTGAAACTAATGAAATACCTAAAGAAAATTTAGTAAGATAATGAAATTAGACAAAGACATTTTTACGTATTATGAAGAGTATGTTAGTAGTGCTCAATACGAACTTGAACAATGTAATAAGAAAAGAGAAGAAGCTGTTGTTATTGCTGATACAGCAAGACATTTAATGGAGAATAACCTTGATATGCTTAATAAAACTCTTGAATTCGATATAAGAGATTATAAAGAATTTAAAGATGATAGATATTATGAAGATGGAGAACTTCATGATAAAATAACTAAATTGTTTATTAAAGCTAAAGTAAATAATAATGAAAGAAATTTAATAGTTTATACTATTAGATGGATTAAAGCTCTTGAACGTATTCATAAATATGATACTAAAAGGGAAATTCTTCAACGTCGTTCTGAGATGAAGTTTGATACTTTTAGAAATTATGTTAGAAGATATTATAATCAAGTTCAAGTAGAAATACTTGAAGGTAATTCTTACAGATATTGTCATGGTATTGGAGACATCTATATTAATAGATGTAAGAATAATAAAGGTAAAGACTATAAAGGTACTCTTGATTATAGAGAAACTGAAAAGCGTAAAGAACAGCTTCTTAAAGAAGGTAAACGATTGTATAATAAAGATGATGCTAAACAATATAAAGCTGCTGGAAAGATATATGATGGAGTAGATTATAGAGTTTATAAAAAAGAAGATTATTTATATCAATTTGCAATTAGTAATTCAAGAATAAAGAATTGTGGAATAGTTAAGTTTGAAAGAACTGATTATAGATCAAAAGCTCTTAGAGGTGTTACTGATGAAGAAATAAGTATATTGTGTAAAACTAAACAAGATATTTATGATCTTGATGCAGATATGAGAGTTAAACTTAAACAACTTCTTATTCTCGACCCAACGTGTTATATTAATTATATTAGAAATAATGAACAAAAACCTTTTAAATATAGAGCGTTTAGTAGGAAAGATTGATAATGATTTTAATCCTGATAATAGTGATTGGATACCACGTATTGGTGCTTGGGTCATAGATGGATTAAGTCAACTTAAATGTCTTCCTAAAGAACTAAAGAAACGTAAAGTACAGATAATAGATAATATTGGTGTACTGTCTTGTCCTATTGATGCTAATAGTCTTAAAGTATTTGATGAATATGGTTGTGAAATACCAGAGGCTAAAAATACTAAATGTTGTGGAGATAAAACAAATTATATTCCTGAACAAATAGGTGTTAGTCAAGTATCTGATGATGTTAAAGAAAGAGTTATAGTAGCTAATATTATTAATCCTTCTAATAGAAATTATGTTATAACAGGTGGAAACAAAATTGAAATTAATTTTGAAGCTGATTATATATTTATAGAATCTTTAGAAGTTGTTCAATACTTTAGTGAAGTATATAATTGTGATCTTCCATATATATTTGATGATGGTATTCTTCTTGAAGCTCTTAGTTTTTATTGTATGTATAAAATGTTAGGTAGAGGATATAAACATCCTGTATTTAGTTTATCTGGTCAAGAACCTGTTAATCCATATATACAATGGCAAAGACTTAAATCTAATGCTTCTGCAAGTGTTAAAATAGCTATGCGTAAACATTCTAATGATGAAGGTTGGAATAACTTTTTCTTTAATAGTACGTTCTTACCTCGAAACAGATAATTATGGAAATAGTAAAATCGTTGAACTTGAATAAAGTTCCACAACAAGTAGAAAATAATTCTCTTGTATGTGCAAAGAATATAAAGATAAGTTCTGATGGAACTTACATAACTAATGAAGAAGGTATAAAAAGTATCTATTCTGTAAATGACTCCGCAAGTAAAATTGTCGGGGTCATTGCTTGTAATACAGAGTTAGTTATTTTTCAACATAATGCAACTACTGATCAATCTAATATTATACTATATAATGAAAAAACTAATAGTTCAAATATTGTAGAATGTGATTGGAAATGGAATAAAGGAGAAGTCTTTGGTACATATACTAAAAATGTTAAAGATGAAATAATAGTAGCAGTTAGTGAAAGAAATACTTCTACTTTTGTTCCTCTTAAAATTATAAATGTTAGTATAAATACTAAAACTAATAATGAAAATAAATATACTTTAGCTCCTGATGTTCCAAACATATTCTTTGAATTTGAAGATTATGTTCTTGGAAATTATATACCTAATGGAGTATATTATTTTTATATTAGATATTATATAGATGATTATAATAAAACAGGATGGTATCCATGTAGTAATCCTATATTAGCTTATAATATAAATAAAAAAGAAGTTATAAATTATACAAGACCAAATGTAGCATATTATATTGATGGCTCTGTAAGAATGAAAATATCTGGTGATGGGGCTGATAGTAAAATACTTAATCATACTGGTATTGTTAATACATCTAAATCTTATAATAATAACAAAAATTTTAAACTTAATATAGTTAAAGATAATGTAAGTAATTATGCTAAATTTGAAGTTGGAGTTATAATATCTAATAAAGATTCTGTTAAATCATATATTTGGCAATCATTTAATATAGATGTTAATTTTATTATATTTGATGGTAATAATATGATTGAAACTAATATAGATGATATAAAGAATTCTTTATTTAATTTATATAATGTTCAAACAATGGATAACTATGGTAATAGATTATACATTGCAGATTATTATGAAGCCATTAATGAATTAGTAGATTATGATACAAGTAATATAAATGTTGTATTATCTAATGATAAAACATTTGATTTTAGTAATACAGAACAAGTTGTTTATAATGCTGATGTATGGTGTAGATATTCTTCTGGAGGAATAGGTGTTAGAAGAACTTATACTATTCAAAATAGAGGATTTAATTTTGGAAATGGTGTAGTATATCACAAATGTCAAAGACTTATAGATTGTTATAATGCTACTCCATATAATCCTACTCTTGGAGATAAAGATACTTGTTATGTTAAAAATATTATTTCTAATCAAAAAGTTGAATGTTATTTAGGAGAAGTATATATAATTAGTGATGATTACTATACTGGACCTGATCATCCAGGTAGTGGAAAACTTATAGCTTATCCTAAAGGTATACCTATTCCTTTTGTAACAGATCAATATATTAAGTATAAAGATAATTCTATTACTCTTAATTGTGCTGATATAAGATTTACTCAACCTACTGAGCATGTTATATCTGAAACTAAAGATTTTAATATTGATGAACAAATAATAAATAAAACTCTTATAGCTGGTGAAGTTTATAACTTTTTTATACATTTTGTAAAATTAGATGGAACTGTAAGTAAAGGTTATAGAATATCTAATAATGAAGAATATATAGTTTTACCTCCTATTGTTGCTACAACTGGTTATACAAGAAAGATTTGTGCTAAATATAATGATAATTTATCTACTGTATATTTAGGTATAAAAAAGTTTTGTGCTGATAATAGTTTTGATATAGAGACCATAGATAATTATAAGAATCTTATTAATTATTTTATAAAATATGGAGATTATAAAGTATATCAATTGTTTGGAGATAATGCTTTTATAAATGATTTTTATTTAGATATAGTTAAATATTATACAGAAGGTACCTCTACTAATGTAAATTTGATATATAAGGGACATACTCCATATTCTAATATATATAATGAAAAAATGTTTCTTATATGTACTCCTAATGATAATAAAGATTATTCATTTAAAACTATTGTCCCAAGTTTTAGTAACATAACTATTCCTACTGGATATAATGGTTATTTTATATCTTATGAAAAATTAGAGAGTAGAATAAAAGTTAGAGGCATTGGAACATTAAATGATTATATTGGAAGAGAAATATCTGATACTGATAAATTACCTTTACGTATAAATTCAGATGATATATTTGATACAAATTTAACTAATATATCTGGTAATGCATTACAAATTATTGGAGCAGTTAAATATAGTTCTTCATGGAAAATAGGTTCAGGATATAATAGAATAATTAATTCTTATGAAAATATTAATGCTTTTTTACCAATTAATAATATTAATATAATTGCCCCAAATAATGTAGAAGATGATAATGTAGGAAGAGAATCTGCTATCATTATTAATAAAGGAAGTGATTTAGTAAAAGCAGACTATAAATTCAATTCTGATTCTCATAGATATATAATAGTTAACATATTAAATACTTCTGATACATTATATTCTAATAGAGCTAAAACTCTTATTCCTATGACTAAAATGATGTTTGGTTCTAATTCTTATGTAGGTACTAATAAAGATAATTTAGGAGGATATGTAACATTAAGTAATCCAGTTACTTATAACAAACATGGAGTAAATATAAATACTACTTCTGCAGTTCTTTCTCCAAGTGATGGTGCTGCTGATACTTATTATTATTTCTTTAATAATCTTGATAGATCAAGTGGATTAAGTTATATATCAGAACAACCATTTGCTATTGTACAATTTCCTTTATATAATAAAACATTATATGAATTAATAGAAGATAAAAATGTAGATTATGCTTTTTCATCTAATATTGAAAGTTGGAGAACTAAAGATAATGCAAGTGGTTTTGAATTTGTTAGTTTACAAGCATTTACTCAAAGACTTCCTAATGGAACTCAATTATCTAATTTATTTGAAATTACTGATAATTTTGATGTATCTAAATCAATAAAGATATATGATAATTATACAGGAAAAGAAATAAATATTGGAAGATATAAACGTTGGATAAGAAGAAGCGATGTACAACAAAGTGAAAGTTATACAATAGCATGGAGAAATTTCTCTCCTAATAACTATAAACAAATAACTGAAAATAAAGGAAATATAAAAAATATTGTTGGTGTTGGTTTATATCTTCTTGTGCATACTGAACATTCATTATTTATGTTTAATAGAGATGCATCTCTTAAAACTCAAGATAAAGATGTTCAATTAGTTATTCCTGATGCATTTGATACTGATTATCAAGAAGTGTTTACTTCTGATAAAGGTTATGGAGGTCTACAAAATTATACATCATGGATAGTTAATGAATATGGTTATACATTTTATGATGGTGATGCTAAAATTATTTATAATTTTGATAATGGTACTCTTAAAGCATTATCAAATAATATAAATACTCTAATTCAAAATTTAGATATTGATAAAGTTACAATAGGATATGATTTTAAAAATAATCGTTCTATATATTGTATAAAGACTACTGATTATAAATATATAACTCTTAGTTATAATTATTTAGTTAATAAATGGATTAGTCTTCACGATTATAATTTTGATGATGCTTACAGAACTAAAACAAATATATATTTATCAAGTAATAAAAATATTTATACTTTTGATAATAATACTATTTGTATATTTGGAGATATTCAAAATAAAGATAATACATTATTTCCTGTGTATTTATCAGATAGAGGAGATATATCTTATAGTTATTTAGATGTTATATATAATGAAGCATATACTTATGCTAAATCTCTTGAATTTATTAGTTATGTTCTTAGTGAGAATATAGATTATTTTAGTCATATTAATCAAGCAGAAGAATGTTCTAATAAGAAATATAGTGGTTATCAATGTATAATATATACAGATTCAACATATAGTGGATTATTAGATATAAATACTGCTAATTTAAAGAATCAATTTAATAATTATAAATATCCTTATTTTGATAAAGGTAAATGGAATTTTAACTATTTTCGTAATTATGTTGAAAGACCTGCTGCTGATTTGAGAAGTTTGATATATGGTAAATATATTGTTATTAGATTTATATTTAATAATGATTCAGGAATTAGATTTAAACTTGAAGATGTAGATTTTAAAGTTAGAAGTTATGAATAAGAAATTAAACACTAATGGTCTTAGACCACGTAAAGCATTTATAGGAGCTGTTATTAGTGCAGTTGGTAGTATTGCTTCTGGAATAGCAAAAAAGAAACAAGCTCAAAATGCAGAAGAAGAAAGTATTAATTTACAAGAAAGAGACAATAGAATAAAAGAGTCTCAAACATTTGCAAATGAACATATTTATGATGCAGAAGAATCTGCTAATTATAAAGATAGATTTGCAAGTATTTACAAAGCTGGTGGGCAATTTAGTATAGCACCTTCTAAGAAAGGAACCTTTACAGCTGCTGCAACTAAACATGGTAAAAGTGTTCAAGCATTTGCAAGTCAAGTTCTTGCCAATAAAAATAATTATAGTTCTAAAATGGTTAAGAAAGCTGTTTATGCGCATAATGCTCCTAAATGGAAACATGCTTATGGTGGAGATGATGCTGTTGTTCCTGTTATCAATAGAGGTGGATATGCTGTACCGTTGACTAAATCAGTAGCTCTCCTACGGGGGGATAAACACAGTAATGGTGGCATTGATATCGGAGAAGGCAAAAATAGAATTGAAGCTGAAGGTGGCGAAGTAGTTAAAATTGATAATAATAAAATTAAGATTCTTAGTGCTCAACCAATTCTTAATGGTCAATCTCCTGCTAATAAAGTTATTAATAATCCTGAAAAGGCTAATGAAGTTTTTGAACAACAGGAAAATTATAAAGATAGAATGGGATTAAATGATGATGGTACTTCTAAGTTTAGAAGAGGCGGTAAAAGAAATATTCCAGCTAAGATAAATACTGATGCTATGAATACTGCAAAAAGTATTGCTGCTGCTAAGAAAGATGAAATTCAATCTAAAGGAGTTGCTGATGTAGTTAGCAGAACTGCTGGAAATAATAGTAGTCTTAGAGAGCTTACTAAAAAACCCCCCGTAGAGGAATCCAAACCTAAACTAACTAAACGTCAAAGATTTAATAAAGCATTTGCAGAAGCTCGTAAATCTGGTGCTAAAACATTTGAATTTGAAGGTGGAGTTTATGGAACTAAATTAGCTACTGAGACTAAACCTGCTACTAAAGTTAGTAAGCCTGAGTCTAAGTCAACCGTTCAGCAGACGAGTAAAACTAATCCTCAGACGAGCGTAGACACTACTATCAAACCCGTAGTTCAATCCATACAGCATTCCGATACAACTAATACAAATCAATCGAAAGTTCAACAGACAAGCTCAGAACAAATAATCCAAAAACCTTTACAAACAGTTGATAGAAGTAAAAAAGGTGTTAAAGTTAGTACTAATTTTGGAGACTTAGAAAATGGTGGAATAGGTTTTGACATAGGTGGAAAAACATACTATGCTGCAAGTAAAGAAGATAGAGATTCTTTTATTAATAAAGTTAACGATGTTATAAGTAAGAAGAACAAAAGTAAACAAGATAATAAAAGTAAATCAACTAATCCATTTGTTAAGATTATGAATAATAGTTGGAATAATAGAAATAGATTTAAACTTGGTGGTAAAACTGCTTTAGGAAAGAAATCATTTATTAATGATCTTGGAGTTAATAAGTCTGATGTTATTGGTGCTGGTATTAGTTTAGCAGGAAATTTAGCAAGTGGTATTGCTGGATTAGTAGCAACAAGTAAGATGAAAGCTCCTTCTGCTCCTGTATCTTATACTCCATCAAAACTTAAAACTAATTATAATATTGCTCCTCAATTAAGTCAACTTGAAAGAGCAAGAACAAGAGGAGTTCAAGATATTGATGCTAATACTGCAAGTTCTGTTGCTTCTATTGCTCGTAAACAAAGACTTGACACAGATATAACTGATAGAGGTAATTTACTTCGTGGACAGAAAGAGAATATTGAAACTGAATTAGTTAATCGTGATCTTCTTAATCAACAACAACAAAGAGATAGAAGTACTGCTGAATATAATGCTTATCAAGATAGATTAACTGATTTTAATAATCAAAAAGTTGCAAGTAGAAATGCAGCAGTTAATAATATGATAGCAGGTGCTACTACTGCTGCCAGTGATTTAATAACTCGTGGTGAGACTCGTAAGAAAGAATCACAAGAACAAGCATTAATACTTGCTTCAAGTCCTGATATGAGTCCTGCTTTATTAGCTCAAAAAGGTTATAAATATACTCGTCAAGAAATGGAAGATTTTGTGAAATATGGTAGAGATGATGAAAAGAGATATTTTGCTAATAGACTTGGTATTCCATTAAATCAAGTTCTAAAGAAACCTAATAAACTTACTTTACCGAGTTTAACAAGTACTGTAAAAGGTAAATCTCTTCCTACAAAATTATCCATTTAATTAATAAACTTTTCTCATAGTGCGTAATAGTACTATGAGAATTTATTGTTATATTGACAGCAAATTAAATATATAAGTATATGCCGATACCTGAATTAAGTTATGTTGGATATAAACCACGAGAAATAATAGCAAAGCCTTTAGATAGACTTGCTGATACTGTTAAAACTCTTGATGCTAAACATCAACAAGCTATTAATCAACAAGCAGCTATTGATGCTAAACTTGGAGAACTTGATTTAAATGAAGCCGAAGATGCTTGGCGTGCTGAATATGCAGATAGAATACGTAGTACTATTGATGAACAAGCACAATTTGGTAATTATGCTTCTGCACTTACTACTGCTACTAAAGAAGCTGGTAGAGTATTAAATGATCCTGCACTTAGAGGAAGATTAAAAGCTCAAGCTGAATATAAAAAGTTTAATAAAGAACTTGATGCTAATGATAAAATAAGTGAAAATATAAAGAATTATTATAGAGAACAAAATAAGTATAACTATGAAGATATAACAGATGACAATGGAAGAATTGTTGGTGGTACAGCATGGACTCCTACATCTCGTCCTGTTGATCAAATAGATATGACTCAAGTAATGCAAAGAGCATTACAATTTAGTGCTAAAGAAGCTGGTGGTAGCAATGCAATTTATTTTAAGAAAGCTGATGGTAGTATGACTACTAATCCTGATGAATCTGCAGATAGTCTTCCTTATTATCAAAAAGAAGGTTCTTTTCAACAGCTTACAAGAGATAAATTAAGTGCTGGATTGAAAGCTGCTATTGCTAATACACCTGGAGCTGCTGAAAGTATTAAACAAGATTATGATGTAGCTGTTTGGGAAACTAAAAAATCTGATAAAGGAACTGGTGAACTAACTATTAGTTCTGTAACAGATGATTCTGGTAGATTTTTAACAGAAGAACAATATCTACAAAAAAGAGTAGATCCATTCCTTAAATCTGCTACATTTTATAATGCTGAAAGTAAAATAACTCCTCTTGCAGGAATGAGCGTTGCTGCTAAAAGAGCTGCTGATAAAGCTGCTGGTAAATCAAATGAAAGTCTATTATTTGGTGAAGCAAGTGCATCAGGTGGTGTAATTAGTAAACCTTCTGCTACATTAAGTGAAGTAGGAGCTTATGCTAACAATCTTGCATCATCTTATGATCAATATCTTCAAAAATATAATATTCCTTATGATGCAAATACTAAAGCATCTGATAAATATGCGATGGCTGCTAAAGCTATTCAAGGAGATGTTTCAATACCTTTTGCACAGAAAGCTGCAATACTTGAAAATTTAGCTAAAACTAATATTCAACAAAGTGATGCTCAAAGTACATTTGAAAAGAGTATTAAGAGATTTGAAGATAAAGAAATTAAATCTGATATAGAATTTGTATCTCTTATTGATGGCAATTCTGATTTAGCAGCTTATTCTAATAATCCTAATGTTCAAAAGTATAATAAAGCGTTTAATAAATTATTTGGTAATAATGTCGCAGAAGTAGAAGTTAATTTTACAGATGATGATACATTTAATCAAGTGCTTAATAATCTTAATGGAACTAATATTAATGGAGCAATAGAGAAAGGATACAATATAGATAAAAATGGAAGAACTATTAAAGTATCAAGAGAACAAGCTAATAATATAATAGAACTTGTTAATTTAATTGGTTCAAATAACATTATTGGTTTTGTTAAGAATACTAATATTCGTAAAAGATTAACTAATGGTCAATATGCTCGACAAGCAAATAAATATGATTCAGCAAGTAATGAAATAATGTCTTTTGCTAATGTTTATAATCAAGCTAATAAACGTTTTGAAAATAAAACTGATGCTGTATTTGGTCAACCTGTTAATAGAGAAGTTAGAATATTTGGAGAACAAAATATTGGATCATATTTATTTAAATATAATCCTGAAAAGTATTCAGATGCAGCTGCTGCAAAGAAAGATTTTGATGCACAAACAAGTAAGTTATTACAAGATGCAAATTATGCTAATACATCTATGTATGCTGGTGTTGAAGGCAAATCTGGACAACCTATTCTTGAAGGGTCTAAAAGAGAAATGTATGGAAGATTTTTTAAACGTCAATTAGGAGATAGTAGTAGATCTAAAGCAGTAACTGCTTCTGCTATTAAAAATATTGATGGGCAAACTGGTACTAAATTAAGTTATCATGGAAAAGTTGATGATACTGATGCTAAACTGCTTGAATATTTAGGTATTGATTATAAAAATGGTGTAGATATAGAAATATTTGTACCAGGTCTTATAGCAAGTAATCTTAATGAAGCTATTGCTAATGACCCTATATATCAAGCAGAAAGTGCCATAGATAAAGCAGAAGATATGAATATTGATCTTACTTTATATAATGGTCAAATGGGTAGGAACACTCTTAAAATTCAAAATGGAGTATATTACATTGAAGATAATAATGGAGATGTTAGAAATGTCAGTAAAGATGAAGCTGTAAATATTAAAGCTAATTATAATCAATTATATGTTAGAGAAGAGATGTTTAAAAATATTCCTTATGAATCTCTAAACGAACAAGAACAACTTCATTATTGGAATATTACTTATCCTATTATAGCAAATGCTTTAGGAATTGATATAACCAAAGCTAATGAAACTGATAGAAGTGAAATTACAGATTATTTTAAAAACATGTTTAAACAATGATAGATGATAAGCTAAAAATAACACTTGATGCATCTACTGCTGATAATAAGACTCCTGCTACAACAGGAGTCTTTGCTGCATCTGGTAAGAAAGATATTCTAATTGATGATAGTACTACTTCTCTTCCTAAGTTAGCTCATAGTTTTTTAGAAGAAACTCAATCATTTGATAAACCTGCTGCTAATTTAAGTATGTATGGTGATTTAACTAAATATGAAGATTATGGAGTTATAGTAAATCCTATTGATCAAAATCTTGATAAACAACGTGCTCGTAATCAATCTGCTCTTGAACAGTTTGGAAACTCAGTTGTACAAGGTGTTGTAGGAGAAGTAATAGGTGGAACTATTGGAGGATTTGGAGCAATTGGTGATGTTATACTTGGAGCTGCATTTGGAGAAGATAATGATTATGAAAATGCTGTAACAAGAATAGGAGATACTATTAGAGAAAGTACGCAAGAGAATTTTCCTATTTATCAAGAGAATCCTGAGAAAGCACTTGATTTTGGAGATACTGGATATATATTTAGTAGACTTCCATCAGTTCTTAGTAGTATAAGTTTACTTATTCCTGGAGCAGCTGTAACAAAAGGACTTTCTAAAGTTGGTAGTTTAGCAAGAATATCTAAACTTGGTAAAACAATAGAAAATGCTGCTAAAGCTGGTAAATATGGTAATACTATTAAGAATGCTTTAACTCCTGTTAATGCTGCTAAAATAGGAAGTTATGTAGAATCTGGAATAACTGCTGCTGGTATGCGTATTGGTGAGAATTATCAAGAAGCTCGTCAAACTGCTCAGCAAGTTAAAGAAGAAACTGTTGACAGATTTAGTAAAATGTCTGATGAAGAATATAATAAATTCTTAGAAGACGCTCCTAAAGATCTACTTGAAGGAATAGATATTAACGATAAAGAAGCTGTTGCTGATAGAATTGCAAGTAAAGCTGCTGGTAGAGATTTCGAGTGGAATCTTGTTAATTTTACAATGGATTATCTTCAACTTCGTGGACTTAGTGCTGCATGGAAAAACATGGCATCGCGTCCTGCTTCATATACGCTCCGTGACGCTAATCGGATGGCAGCTAATACTATTAATCGCACAGCGGAAGAAATTGCAACACAGGCGCAAAAAAGCGCATTCTCGCGTGTCGGACAAGCATTAAAACGTTCGAGCATGGGGACAGGCATAGTCGCATTAGGAGAACTTAGTGAAGGTCTTGAAGAAAGTGTTAATTACATTGCAAGTCAAGAAGGACTTTTATATGGTAGAATATTAAATGGACAAATAGATGAAGGAGATGTTGAACAAATTAGTAAAGCCCGTGATTACCTTAATGACCCTATGCTTTATGATAGTGCTCTTTGGGGTGTCATTGGTGGTGTGGTTTTTCATGGTCTTGCCGAAGGTTTCGGTAAAGTTTCTAATAGGCTACGCAAAGTTGAAGATGTTGGAAACCAACAGAGATTAGATGAAATAAATGGTAGACAACTTCAATGGGAACAAGGTCTTAATAAGATTAATAAGATTAATGAAGGTATTAATCCTTATGAGTTAGAATTAGATGAAAAAGGTAATCCTACATTTACTGATGGAAAGATAAATTATAAAACCATAGAAAATGAAGAAGAAGCTGATTATCTAAGAAATAAAGTTAATAATGAAATTATTAGTACTATAACTCTTAATGCTATTAGAAATGGTAACTATAATCTTCTTAATGATTATTTAGCAAGTCCTGAATTAAAACAAAGACTTATAGAAGTAGGTTATTCTTCTGAAGAAAATTATGAAGCTGATAATATTAATATAAGAAATATTGCAGAAGAGACTATGAGTAAGTATAAATCTTATTCTGAATTACTTCATAATGCTGATGTTGAAGATATGTATTTATCTGCTGCTATTTCTCAGAATATTAGTAATGATAATGTTATTAAAGATATAGATGAAAAAATTAATAATCTTAGAAGTAAGAATGATAATATTGCATCTAATAATCCTTTAATATTTGAACAAAGAACTTCTGCTAATTTAGATAATAGATTTAGAATTGGTATACTTCAAGATTATCTTAATGAAATTAATAATGATCTTAAAGATAAACCAGCTACACTTGAAGCTAAAGATAAATATTATTATCAAGAATTAGAATCTACAAAAGAAATTGTTAAAGCCGAACTTGATAAATCTAAAACTTTTCTAAGTCCTCTTGAAGCATTTAAAGCTCAAATACAAGAAGATATATTTTCTGGTAGAGATAAAAATGAAATTCAAAAAGATATTGATAAGTTTAAAGAAGAAAATCCTAATGAAGATTTTAATGCTGCTAAGAATATATTTAGTTTAAGTGCTATTGAAACATTTGCTAAGAATGTTAATAAAGATTATATTGATAATTTATATGATACAATAGCTCTTGAAGTTGAACGTGCAAAGATTGATAGTCGTATTATTCGTACACAAGCAGAAGCAGTTAATTTTAAGAAAGAACTTGAAGAAGATTTGAATAGAAAGAAAGATATAGCTATTAGAACATCTAAACAAAATATTCAAGATCTTCTTAAAACTGATGAAAGAGAAGCTGTTTATAATTATTTACTTGGAGATGATAAAGTTGAATTAAATCCTGAGACTAAAAAGAAAGTTGAATTAGCTAAACAAGTTCTTCTACTTAATGATGATTTAAAATATAAAGAAGAACTTGATATTGAATTTAATAAAACTGCTCCTAAGCAGACAATTCCAACAGAGGAGAAATTAGTTATTGTAAAACCCCCCGTAGAGGAGTCTAACAAACCTGAACCAAAGGTAGAAGCACCTCCTGTAATAGAAACTAAATCTTCTCCTGAGATTAATCCTCAACCTGTTAAAGTATCTCTTGAAACTCCTATATCAGAAGAGGCTAATATTAAATTTAAAGAAACTGCTATTAATGCTGTTAATCTTGAATCTGCTAAGATAACTGAACAACAACTTCTTAGTAATACTTTTGAAGTAGTTAATCCTTTTACTTATAAAGGTTATAAATATAAAGGAATTGATGTTATTCAAGGTAGATATGGAACAGATATTAATATTATTGATGAACAAGGTCTTGAAGAAAATATAACATTAGATCAGCTATCATATCTTGTAGATAAAGGTTATATTTCCTCTACGGGGGGATTAAATCAAGCGGAGTTAGAGTCTACGGATATTGAGACTGATACTTCTAAATTTGATGAAGTTAAAAGTAGATTTGATGCTGCTTATGAAATGATAGATTATTATGCTCAAGCAACTGGTAGAAAGAAAGACTCACAAGGTAGAACAAAGATATCTATTGAAGATATGATGCGTTATGCTGTTGATGAAGTTGGACAAGAAGCTGCTAATAGTCTTTATGGAGATTTGAGAACTACTCTTTGGTTTATGAGTAATGTTAATAATTCTGTTGTTATTACTGATAATAAAGATGTAATTAATCAAAATGCTGCAACATTTCTTAATAAGATTAGTAAACCTAAGACAGAAGAAATAAAAGAAAGTATTAAAAAAGATGATACTCCTGCTATTCTTCAAACATTTGTTACTAATAAAATTGCAGATAGAATATTAAAAACTCCTGAACAAGTTACTAATTATGAAGCTGTAATGAGACTTAAAAAAGGAGATAAAGTTGATGCTGAAATTAATGATAAAGGTGCTATTGTTATAAAGAATAAAGGAATTGAAGTAGGAGTAATGCCAGCTATTCAAGTTGATGAAGCAGGTAATTATAATGCTGTAAATGAATTATGGAATTATAAAGTAGGTCTTAAACAAAATGGTACTAATACTTATAGCAGTCCTTTTATAGATTCTATAAAAAATATTATTACAGGAGAAATAACAGAAGAACAAGATATGCTTCTTAATGATTTAGAGAATCTTAGAATATCTATTAATACAAATCAATTTATAGAAGATTCATTAAATGCTGTTTATAATAATCCTGTATATAAAGATTTAATTAGTAATTATGGAGTAGAAACTACGGATAATGAAAGTAGATTAAGACAAGCTAATCATATTCTTAAATTATTTGGTTATAATAATAATGTAGATATTACAATGAAAGCTGCTTATCCTATTATTAGTCAGTCTTTAGATAGTTGGACTAATAAATTAGGAAGTAATTATTCTAATCTTAATAATATAAAAAATAATATTAGTGCTGGAAAACAATTAGTTGTTCATAATACTACAAGTGGAATACTTATTAAAGCTAAAGATAAAAATGGTAAACCTAAATTTAATAGAATTAAAGATGTTATAAGAACAGAAGATTCTGATAATTTTAAGTTGTATTTTCCAACATCTAATGGATTATTAGCAGAAGGTAATGCTACACAAACAGTATCTACTAATACTAATTATCAACCTGGTTCTGCTGTAATGTTTACAAAAGATTCTGATGGTAGAAATGTTCTAATTCATTTATATCCTAATAGTCTAAATGGTAAATATGGAGAAACAACAGAAGTTGCTAAAAAGATATCTGATAGTATTTATGAAACTATTTATTCTGGTATAGAAAATCTTCTTGATGGAAAGATAGATGAATTTGAAAATATGATAAATACTATTAGAGGTTATGTAGGTAGAGGTAATCTTCTTAAAGGTATAACAATAGTTCCTACTCAATATGGTTATGCTATTAACTATGAAAATGGTCATGGATTATTAGCTAATTATAAAAGTGGAGATATTAATATAGCTCCAACATTAAATGGTAAAACTGTAACATATACAACTAAAGAAGGTAAAACTGGAACTACAAGATATTTTGCTTATTCTGAAAGAAATCCAAGAACTACTGCTCAGACTATGAATCGTATAAGAAATATTGCTGGTGCAAAACAAGATGCCATAAGTATTAATTATATGAAAGATGCAATACTTAATAACAGTAGACCTAATTATAATATTAGTAATGATGGAAATGTTTATAATGATGCAGATGGTAATTTTGTTATTAAATTACCTAATGGTGAAGAAATTAAATCTACTAATTATAAAGATTTTCTATTAGATAATAATTTATTAACCACTGACGTTGATGCAGTTAGAGATTCAGAAGGAAATAACTTAGGTAATTTTGTTGAATCTGGTGAAGGATTTGGGGCTAATAAAAATATATATGTAACTTTAGAAAGTAAACAAATTGAAGAAGTAGTTCCTACTAAAAGTAATGAATCAAGAAATGCTATTGAGCAAAGTAAATCTTTAGTTGATATTGCTAATTCTTTTGGAGTTACTGATTATAATTCTATACTTGAAGTATTTGATAAACTTGGTGTAAAAGTAAATCCTAATATATTAAATAATAGAGGTGTTCCTAATAGGAATGCAATTTATGATCCTGCTACTAACACAATAAGTGTTTATAATAAATTATTTAAAAATAGTCCTGATAGAGCTGTTAGAATATTAGTACATGAAGGTCTTCATCATTATATAAGACAGATTAATAATTATAAAGAATTAGCTGATCAATTTAAAAATGTTTTAGATTATTATAAAAAAGTTGTTGATAATCAAACTGATGAAGAACTTAAAGTTCAAATGGAGAGTTTTCTTGAAGGTAAAACAGAAGATGTTCAACTTGAAGAATTTATAGTAAAAGCATTAACTAATAAAGATCTTATTAATATACTTAATAATATTAATTATGAAACTACTACTGAAACTAAAGATAGTAGAAGTTTATTTAAGAAGATATTAGATTTAATGGTAGAACTTATATCTAATGTTGCTAATATAAATGACAATACTCTTCTTGCTGAGATAAATAATATATTTAATAACTTTAGTGAACAAATAATAAATGAACAAGTAGAAACTAAACAAGAACAAATTAAAGAAACTAATAATATTGAAACAAAAGAAATTGTTCTTGAAGAACTTCCAGGAGAACTTGAAGATCCTTTTGCTGGAATGGATATTGATGATAGTTTCTTAACAAGTGAAGATGTTGAATCTGATCAAAGAGTTGTTGGTAGTATTAACAGTCTTATTAATAAAATGTCTCCTTATGAGAGAGAACAATTTGATAATCTTAATAATGAAAGTTTGATAAATATTGTTTGTTATTGATAGTTTACAATCCGAATAAAATCGTATATTTGAGCCATAGAACACCTCGTTCTATGGCTTTATTTATTAATAATAATCTTAAAACAAGTAAAAGTATGAGTTGTGATTTTAATTCGCTCAGTAGTCCTAAAACTGGTACTGAGTCAAGGCTATCACAGTTATTGTTTAATAGGTTAAACAATAACAAATCAGAAGTTATCAGTGTTTATGAGACTGCTGTTTTAAACAAAGAGTTTAAACAATGGTTTTTAAACAATGATGGATTTGAGTATGATGCTGATAACATTGATGGTAGAAAAGTAGGAAAACTTATTAAGAAAGTTAAAGAGTTTCAGAATAAGTTTGAATTTAGAATTAGTAGAGATCGTAATGTTGATAGAGTAAGACATAACGTATTTCCTACTGTTGACATGGAAAACCATGCTATTAATGTTATTGCAGATATTTATCTTGATGTAGAAGATAAATTAAAAGGAATTGGTAAAGAAGTGAATAGTAACAATATTCGTATGGCTATTCTTGCAAGACTTAAACAACATTATAATAATCCTACACTTACAAAGAATCAAAAAGACTTTGTATATAAGATGATTACAAGTGTTTATAATAAAGATAGTCTATTTAGAGATATGCTTCGTCAGCCAAGAACTATTGAATTAAGTAAAACTTTAGGAGTTCTGTCTGAAAATGAAATCACTAATGATGATGAAGTATTATCTGTTAGCGATATAATGGCTAATGAAGAATATGCTAAAGATTGGTCAGATAGTCTTGGTGAACGTCGTTCTATTTCTAAAACTATTAGTAGAGAAGTACGTAGAATATTTAATCTTACTAAAAAATTAGATTCTATTGAAAAAGTTAATGGTAAAAATGTATATGATTATGCTGATAATACTTATTCTGGTATAGCTGAAAGTATTAATTTTCAAGATTATGTTCGTACTATATTCAATGGTGCTAATTTTGATAATATTGATTCATTTATTCAATCTCTACATGATTTAGCTCGTAGTCAAAAAGATAGATTATCTCTTGAAGAAATTGCTGATAAATGTGAATCTGATAAAAATCTTGCTAATCTACTTTATGTTAATTTTAATCAACCTATAATTAAAAGAAGTAGTCTTATTCTAACAGAAGGAAGTGCTGAGCCTTCAATAGATAATGCTAATTCTGATCCTGTATTAGTACTTCGTAATACAATGTTAGGACGAGTACATAATTCTGTTGGTGCTAATATAAGTGGTTTAAGAACATGGTTAGATAGTATTAAATTTATTATTGATAAAGGAAATATTAATGATAAAGTAATATTAGCAAAGGGTGTTGAATTTAATAATGTTGAATCTGCTATTGCTTCATTATATAACTATATTGATTTAGGAATTAGTGAAGAAGCTATTAATAACTATATACAAAATGAAACTGGTACATATAATGAAAAAATATCTAATCTATACAATAACCTTAATAATTTGTTTAGTAATTTATTGGAGTCTATTAATAATGCCAAAACTAACATGCAAGCGCATAACGAAAGGTATAAGGCGTGGGCTATATCGAAACAAATTGCAATAGAAGCTGGCGAACCTATTCCAACATTTGAAGATGTACCTGAGAATGAAAAACTTAAAGTTATTAGTGATAAATTTATGTCTAATATTCTTGATACATCTAATATGTTTGCTAAATATCAAGATGTTAAAACAGAACTTAATAGTAAGAATATAGAAGGTGAGTTAGTTGCTGATACTATTAAACATTCATATTTAACAAGATTCTTTCAAAGAATGAAGAATGCAGTTAGTGCTGAAACTTATTTCAAAATGAAAGCTGCATTTCCACAATATGAACATAGTAATATTCTATTTGAAGTTACTGATGAGAATGGGAATCTTCGTATTCCTGGTATGCTACGTATGGTTAACAATCAACTTGTTTTAACTCCTTATTATAGATTCTTATATATTGAATTATTTAATGGAGCTAAAAATGAAGTTCTAAATGAAACTGCTACATATTCTGCTATGTCTCAAGCAGATTTTGATATAACTGCTTATAATAATTATCTTAATCTTTCTAATGGTGCTCCAACAACTCAAAGAGTAGGAGACAATAGTAATAAAACATTTGAAATGGCAAAGTACTTTGTACAAACTCCATCAGATGCTCCTAAGACTTTTGTTATTAATAGTTATAAATTAGGTATTAAAGGACTTATTAGAAATGATGGTTCTATTAATAGAAACCATTCTATTTATCTTGCTTTAAATAATATTCTTAATCAAGAAATTGAAGATATGCGTCAAGCATTTGAAGAAATATTTGAAGTAGATGAAAATAAGAATTTAGTTTATGAAGAAGAAACTGTTGATAATTATGGTAAGAAAAGTAAACCTAAATTAAAACATTCTAAAGAAGATGTTGTAAGAGATCTTTATAAACAATATCATTATAATGGTACTGGTCCTGTTGTAAATGGTAAATTAACAGGTAATGTATTTCAATTTTGGAATCTTCTTATTGATTATAATGATAAGAAAGATGGAATGAGAAATCTTAATGTTCTTATTGATGATAGTACTAACGATAATAGCGTTACTGTGGAAGGAATGTGGAAGTTCCTCTACGGGGGGATGAATAATAGCTTAAATGATTATGTCGATAATTATATAAAAGTTAAGACTAATGAAGCTGCTAATTATTTTGAGTCATATAAAGAAGAAATAGATAATTATTCTCCTGAAACTGCTAAAGAATTTGTTCTTAATTATACTATTCAATATACTAATTATACTCAATTATTTAGTGGTAATCCTAAGTTTTATAAAGATACTCGTGATACTATTAAACGTAATAAAGAAATTCAAGGTAGTGGATTATCTTATGCTGCTTATAGTATTGATAATTATGATATTACTAATGATAACGATATTGCAACTATTAACGTTGGTAATAAAGACGTAAAAGTAACAAAGAAATTTAATTATGCTACTATTTACAATACTATTAAATCTACTGATAATATTGAAGGAATTGTCAAGAGAATGAAAGATGGCAATGTTCCAGAAGATATTATAGAATTTATTACAGGTAAATATACAAGTAATAGCAAAGTTAATGATGCTCAATCTTATATTACATTAGATGAATTTGTTCGTAGAGTATATCTATCTGGAGAATATAATAATTATAAAGATACTATTGAAGCATTATATGATGAGACTAAACCTATAGATTATGAAAAATTAGGTAAACTTGTACAAGTTCAAAAGAACTTTTATTATGAATTACAATCAGATTTAAAACATAATCTTGAAGCTCCTGTTCAAATAAAGAATGCTGAATTTGTTCTTATACCAAGATTCTTAGGTGACAGTGAATTAGCTGTTCTTAATAATGTAATGAATGATAATGGTATTGATCAGTTAAATACTGCTGAAACAGAAAAAGCTGGTCAAACAGGTTTTCTTACATTTTGGGATAATAATGGTAATCTTACAGAAAATAACCTTAATGATTTTATTAAGAATCTTCCTACTAATACAAAAGTAGGTTATTATAATAATCTTTATAAACAACAAGATACTCCTCAACATATGGATAATGTTAATAAAGCAGGAGTACAAATTGTAAAGAAGATGCTTGATAATCTTAAAGGAGAAAAAGGAGATAGATTAAGAAATAAATTCTTTAGTTTATTTACTACTAATATTGAAGAAAGTTATGAAGATCTTACAACTGAATTAGGAGTTAATAAAGATAAGAATGGTAATATTATATTTAATGATTTTGGTAATCTTACTATTGATAATACTAAATTTTATGACTTAATTCGTGATGAATTTAGTAGATTAGGTGTTGATAGTAATATGATGGATTATGCTAATATAGATGTTAATGGCGAACCTATTATGCCTAATTATATGCCTATGGTTCGTAAAAAGATTATGAGCATATTCCAATCTATATTTACAAGTAATGTTACAAGACAGACTCTTCCTGGTTTTCATGCTGCTCAGGTAACTAATGTAGGATTTAATAAAGCATATAGTCAATCTGATTATGAAGCAGAAACAGGTAAAACATTTAGAAAATTACAATATCATCCTAATGGTAGTGATTATGTTGAAGTAATGATACCTGTATGGAAACAAAGTCTTATTAAATTATATGAAGAAAAAGGAGAACTTTTATTAGAAGATTTAGAGAGAGAAGGTCTTACTGATATGATTGGTTATCGTATTCCAACAGAAGGTAAACAATCAGTTGTTAAAATGAAAGTTGTTGGACTTCTTGATTATTCTCAAGGTTCTACTATTATAGTACCAGATGAATTTGTAGCTCAAACTGGTGCTGACTTCGATATTGATTCTGTATATGGAATATATAAAGATTTTTATATTAATAAAAATGGTAAAATACATTCTATTAATTATATAGCAGGAACAACAGAAGAAGATAATAAGAAAAGATATACTAATTATATTAATGATCTTAGATTAAAATCTGAACTTAGTTCTAAAGAATTACTTCAACTTATTACAATAGAAGATTATGAAGATTTTAATTTTGCACAAGCTGAACTTCTTGCTAAGAAAGAAAATAGAATGTCTTTTGATGAGTTTAAACAACTTCCCATAGAAAAACAAAATTCTCGTGCTGCTCGTAATAATGAAATACTTAATACATTTCTTGAAATAATGAATGATAGTAGTACTTCCGAAGAGAATTTTATGAGTAGTAACTTTGATGATATTGTTGATGCTAAACGTAAGATATATGATATACTTGGTTTAAATAAAGAATGGATTGACATTAATAGTTTTATTGGTCAGTCTAATTATCGTAATCAAGTAATGTCTGGAGCTACACTTAAAGCTATATCTGTAAAACGTGATGGATTTTGTTCTATTAGTAATATTGCTAAAACTACTGTTAATAAACAAAATGCTATAAATGTTATATATGACATTAGTCATTCCCCCGTAGAGGAATCAAACAAATTAATCAAGACTTACGGTAAAGATAATGTAATTGATTTAGGAGATAATAAAGTTAAAGTTATTCATGATAAACTTGGTTGGTCATTAAATGAAGATAGAAATGCAGAAGGTAAACTACTTACTGTATATAGTTCTGAGACAACTGCTTTAATACTTGATGGTGTAAAAGAAGGTGGTATTATGAATGTTAATACTTATACATTTGATGTATTTAAAACTTTTATAGATTTAGGTATTGATTATGAAACAGCTATTGCATTTATAGCTCAGCCAGGTATAACAGAAATAGTTAAAGCTAATGATGCTTCTAATTCTATTTATATAAATAGTAAATATAATCCTATCGGTGCTGCTACTAAGAATTTATTATTTAATTATTTAGTAGATCAAGGTAAAAAAGTAGATAAATTTACTAAACTTAAAGATTTGTTTAATTTAGCTGAAATAACAGAAGCTGATTATAAAGATTATGCTATTGATAAGAATCATCTTAAAGAAACGTTAATTCCTAATAAAGATAAGAAAGTTGAATTAATAGAACAGCTTAGAATAATAGATAATTTTAGAAATTATAAAATATTAGCTGATAGTATTGGTGCTCATGCTAATGTTATGAATACTGATAAGGCAGGTGCTGGTCAATCTATTTATGAAGTTAATAAACTTATTAATAATATAGATAAACTAAAAAATAAAATTAGTCCTATATTGTTAAGTGATAAGACTAAGGATAGTTTAATAAGTGCAGTTTATCCTAATACAACATTTAATAATATTAATGTTAAAGATTCTGTATATCCTTCTTTATATGCTCAACTTAAATATTCTGCACTTGGTAGTAAAATGATTACCAGTCAAATGTTTATGACTGAAAGTTCTACATTTAGACAATTAAAAGATTATCTACCTAATAATATAGATGAAGATACTGCTTATGCATTTGAAAACTATGTTATTGCAAAAGCTCTTAATGAAAGTGATTTTGTTAATAGTAATATTCTTACAGATAAAAATGGGCAAGTTCTTAATAATGTAACATCTAATGATACTACTGGATTAGAAAATCGTAGACGTATTACAGGATATAAACAAGGAATATATAATTCATTTAGAGATTTATATAAAGATGAAAAAGTTGATTTTACTAATCCAACTAAAGAACAAGTAGATAAATTTATGATGCTGTCTCCAGCTAATAAAGTTATGTTACTTAAACAAGTTGTTAAAGGAGAATCAATTCTTGATTATATAAATGTAGAACTTATAGATAGTCGTAAAGCTAATAAAGGAAAACAATCTTCTCATAGAATGATTGTTAAAGATAACTCAAGTTCTCCTGAACAAATGTATGAATTGTTTAGAGATATATATTATAAAGATAATCCTTTTCTTAAAGCTACTGCTGATGATATGATTCGTTATGCAATAGTTAAAGAAGGACTACAATATAATTATAATTTTATTAGTAAAATCATTCCTAATGAAGTATTATATAATGATTATTCTAATGGAGGAACTAATATTATCAATAGAGTTAATAATTATATTAATACAGATCTTGCTTATATAGATAAAAATCAAGTTATTGATGATTTTTTCAGACAATATAATGATAGTAAATATATAGTTAAATATCAAAATAAATATAGTAAGAAAGATAAAAGTGCTAATATTATATTTGATAGATATGGTAAAGATATTGCTGTATTAAATGTTAGTAAAGCAAGAGAAATAGGTTTAATTGAATATGAATCTGAAAATAATATTCAATATAAACGTTATATTAAAACTAATAAGTATGTTAAAGGTAATAAAAATCCATCTTTACAATTATATAAAGTAATAGGTAGAAATGATTATGTTTATCTATATCCTGTTAATCAACTTGAACGTAATGAAATAGGAGAAACATCTGTTAATTCAGATAATTCTGTATATGCACAAGATGATATATATAGAGGACTTATTGAACAATCTAATGTTGGAGAGACTATACTTCCTAATAATCTTAATGCTTTAGATAGAGCAAGAATGAATATTGGAAGAAATTATGTTCTACTTTCTAATACAGGTAAAGGAAATGAATCTCTTATTAATAGATATATAAGTCTTGTTAGTGAGCAAATATTAAATAAAGATAACTTTGATATTAAACAAGATACTAAAACTTCTGTATTTGCTGAAATATCAAATCTTACAGATGATTTAAAAAGAGGTATATTGATTGCTGCTGAGCAAGGTATTAAAGTTATGTTTTATGATGGTAATAACGCTGTAAGAGTTATTAAACTTCTTGAAGATAATGGATTTACTAATTATGAAGTTATCGGATATAATAATAATTCTGCTGCTGCATTAGAAGTTCGTAATCGTAATAGAGAAGATTCTATTGCTAATAAAGAAATGCTTGCTAATGAATATAGAGCTAACACTATTGAACTTAATACTAAGTCGGGCGCATATGCTCAATTAATGACACGTTTGCAGGGCTTTTCTGGCACTTTCGGTCTAATTAATAGAGTAGACTCACAGGGCGTAAATTACTTTGCTATGACCACGCAAAGTGCATCTACGTTAGGATTAAACCCCAACGATCAGACAATCGTAAACGTCAATGATAAAGAGTATCTAATTACTAATATAGGTTATGTTAATAAGAGAGATTATAAAACTCTTCCTGATTATAGAACTAATGATGAAAACAAACCTGTAATCGAAGAAGCAGTATTAAAAGCTGGATTTAATAATGTTAATCTTATTAAAATAGAACTTTATGATGATGCAATTAGTTCTGAACTTGAAAATAGAATATTAGAATCAAGTGATAGTGAAGTTGATGCAGGTATAAACGATTTTATTATAAATCAAGTACAATCTGTTAATTCTACTCTTAGATTTAGTGATAGTGAAATTGCTAAAGATGTTAAGAAGAAATTTAGACAATTAGAAGTAGATAGAAATAATAAAAATAGTTTAACTGATGCAACAAGAGCTGTTGCTCTTTCTACAACTGCTTTATTTATAGAGCAACATACTAATAATCTTACTAATAAATTTAATAATTTTAATGGTTATAATATAACAGATCCAAAATTATATGATGAGCTTATTGACAATCCTACTTTGCAGCAAGAGTTTTGTAAGCTGCTTTTGGATATTAGCACTTTTATTGGAGATAACGAACTTATCAGAAGAGTAGAAAAATATAGTCAAGCAGATATTGATAATGCTCAAACAGAAGCTGAAAAAAGAGCATTGATTGATAATAATCAAGCTATTGAAACTATTCGTAGATTATATAATGATGTTAATTCTCTACGTAACAAAGCAGATGTTGCTCGCGATATGTTTTTTAGCAAAGTTATAAGTAAACTTTCTACAAATCCTTTAATTCAATCTGAATTATATGATATAACTAAACCTTATAGAGATGAATCTTGGTTTCAACTTTGGTTTACTGATGCTCAAGAGTCTAATGTATCTATAATACAAGTTGTACTTAAAGAAGTAATGAAAAATATTTATACTTCTGAAAGTAAATCCATTGATAGAATAGTAGATTTTCAAAATAGACTTAATGAAATTAAGAAACTTGACCCTAAAGTAAATATTGCATCTATTATTGATGATAAAGGTAGATTGATAAGACCGTTTACAGATTCATTCTTAGATGATATGCGTACTCTAAGAGAGACTATGCAAGAAACTAAATTTAAGTATGGAGCAACTTCTAATGAATATGATAAAGCTAAACGTGAATATGATAAATGGTTAACTAATAATGTAGATAGAGAATATATTTATGATTATTATAAGGAACTTGAAGAAATGAATCAAATTCTTGATGATTATCCAGAAGCAAGAAGAAAGATTAAAGAAATTCAATTTCAACAAAGTAAAATATTATCTAATCTTATTAATAATGATTATAGTAGTCTTAGTCCTGATGAAATTAAACAACTTAAAGTTTTAGCAAGACAACTTAATAATCTTAAACAAGTTACTGATCCTGATACAGGAGCTATTAATTCTAATGCTGATGAAGCTGTTGCAGTAGATAGATATTTAACTGCAAGAGATGCATTTAATAAACATTATAACGAAGTAAGTGAAAAAGAAGGTTTCAGAGAAAAACTTACTAAGAATATAAATACTGTTAATGCTCTTGAAGCTACTATGACTCAAGAAGAATTAGATAATTCTATTGATTATCAAAAAGCTAAACAATGGATTAATGCTAATACTTATAAGAAAGTAGATACTGAATATGCAAATAAGATTAATGAAGCATTTAAAGTTCTTAAATCTGTAAATAGTGATTCTATTAACTTTAAGAAGTTAGCAGAAAATAAATATGACAATGAAGGAATAATAAATGGTAATCTATTTAGTGATGCTGATATTGAACTATTAGGAAAGAAACAAAAAACTGGTTATAGTTCAGAAGGAGCTGCAGAAGGTAGTCAAAGACTTATTCATAATAATGTTGGAAATGATAGAAATGTTTATAAAAAGTTATTCTATGATAATATTAAAGGTAAAGTAAAAGGAATTGCTTATACTAATATTGTTAAACAAATTAATAATATTGTAATAAATCATTTTGATCCTCTTACTGGAAAGATTAATACTGCTAATATGACAGTAGAAGAACTTGGTAATTTATATCGTCTTTATACTGATTTAGGAATATTTACTTTAGAAGAGAAGAAAAATAAACCTATAAGTGATTTTGAATATCGTAGAAAGAAATTTATTAGAGATAATGTTGATTTTGAGTATGATCTTGTAGAATATGATAGACAAAAAGAATTAGCTCAATCTAAAGGTAAAGAATATTATGCTGAATGGAAACGTCTTAATTATATGTATAATGAATTTACTGAGTCTTATGAACCTAATGTTTATCTATATGGTTATATGAAACCACATAAGAAATGGATAGATGATTCTAAAACTGAAGCTCGTAAAGTTATTGATGATAATATTATATTCAAAAATACTAAGTATTATGAACAACGTATTAGAGAAGAAATAGCTAAAGGAGAAGATAGTTTTAAAGAATGGTATAATAAGAATCATATATTTAATCCTAATACTCAACGTTATGAACCTATTCGTATTTGGCAACAAATGGAATATAAAGATAATGAAAAAGTAACTCGTGAACCAAGATCTAAATGGTTGCAAACTAAAGTTAAAGATGAATTTAAGAATCCTAATTATAAAGAAGGTGAACTTAGACCATCATTTCCTGATTCTAAATATATTAATAAGAAATATGATGATATTAAGAATAATCAAGCAACTAAAGAAATGTATGATTTAATAACATCTACATTAGATGATTTAGTTATTGATAAACGTAGTAGATCATATATTAATAAAGGATATATACCTGCTGAGCCAATTAAACAAACTAAAGAAAATTGGAGAGATTATACTGATTCTATGCTAAGAAGTCTTGGTATTTATGATACTCCTATGAAATCTGAGGTTGAAGAGCAATTTGGTAAACGTAATGTAAACATGCCAATGTTACATCGTATTCAACAAGAAAAGTTTATTCCTACAAGACATCAAGGAGATACAGAAACAGATGCAGAATATGCAGAGTATCTAAAAGATGTTCATGCTAAGAATAAAGAAATAATGAAGAAAAATGATGAGGCACATGTTGCTGGGACTAATAAGAATTATGAAGAAACATTTATTAATTTTATTAGAGAAGCAATGAAATTTAATGCTATTCAAGATAGTTCATTATTAATGCGATTAACACTTGAAGAATTAAATGCTATGAAATATTACAAACGTAATTCTAAAGGTGGTATTCTTTATGATAATGCAAAGAGTTTCATTACAGGCAATACTGAAACCGTTAAAGAAGAAAGTAAAAATGCTGTTGAACATTTTACTACTCAAATGAAGAAACTTATATATAATGAATTTGAATTAGATCAAGGTAATTGGAGTAAGTTTTCTCGTGTTGCACGTAGTATTACATCAGCTAAATTTATGATGTTAAACTTAACAGGTGGTGTAAGTAATATTACAATGGGTGAAAGTCAGATATTTATGGAGACTATGGCAAGAGAATTCTTAGGTAATGCTGATTATGCTAAAGGATTAGCTGAATATAAGAAAGGTCTAATGGCTTATTTTGCTAATTCAAATAGAGCTACATCTGATAATTTAACTGACGCACTTATAAAGAGAATTGATGTTCTTAATCTTGATAGTCAAACTGATATATCTGGTGGAAAAGAAACTGATCTTGCTCGTAAAGCTATGAACTGGGCTTATTTCCAACAAAGTGCAGGTGAACATATGATGCAGAATAGTACTATGTTAGGTATGATGTATTCACATAGAGTTGTTAAAGATAGTAATGGTAAAGCTAAACTTGTTACATTAGAACAATATTCTCGTAATGTTAGAGAAGATGTATTGAAAGATATACTTAGAAGTTATGATAATGGTTCTAATACTGATCTTCTTACTCGATATAATGAATTTATAAGTGGATTAAAAGAAGAAGGTAATGAAGAAGAACTTCAACGTTATGTGTATTTTACTAAAGATACTGTAACTGAATTTGTTAATACATTACCAAAGCAATTAAGAAAGCAATTTGTAGATCAACTTAAAGAAAAGACTAAAACAGTTAAAGAAGAATTTAATGCTCTTGATACTTTTATTAGTCAATTTGAATTGGTTAATGGATTAGCTAAACTTAAAGCTGACAGCGGTTTAACTTATGATGATGTATCTAATTTTAGAAATAAAGTTATAAATGTTAATCATAAAATTCATGGTATATATGATAAGATTGGAGCCGCTAAAGCTCAAGGAACATGGTGGGGAGGAATAGCATTTCAATTCCACAAACATATGATACCTGGATGGGCTAAACGTTATGGTTATGTATTTGGTAAAGGTATTTATAATGAAGCAAGAGAAGCTGTTGATAAAGGTTCTTATGTTAGTCTATATGAGTTTCTTAAAACACCATTTAAAGCTAAATTTAATAAATCAGAAGTTAATGATGAAATAAATGCTATTGAAGGATGGAGAAACTTTGGTAATAACATGATAGAATTTGCAACTAATGCAAGAATATATTATAATGTTCTTCCTGAATACGATAAAGCTAATATTCGTAGAACTCTATCTGAAATGGCTACTATTATGAGTAGTGTATTATTATTCATTGGTGCTCGAATGATGTGGGATGAAAAAGAAGAAGATACTCAACTTGCTGATTATATAATGTATTGGTCTGATAGACTTGCATCAGAAGCTCAACAATATACTCCTGTTGGTGCTATACAAGAAGGTAAAAAATTGTATTCTAATCCTGTTGCAGCATTCGCTAATATTAAAGATGCCATGAATGCTTTTGGAGCAGTTACAGATTATATGTTTACCGGTGATGAAAATTCTCTTATTTATCAATCTGGAGCATTACATGGACAAAATAAACTTGTATATAATCTTAGTAAACAAATTCCTATTTATAATCAGTATCTTAAACATGAGAAATTAGGAAAGAATAACTCATATTATAAAACTGGTAATAATATGATTGGATTCTTACCTATTAGAAATTGGGTAGATGATATGAAATAAGTAATAATATAATTGGTAATGATGAAAGTCCTGCTGTTAGTGATTAATGGCAGGACTTTCTTGTTAAGTATCCTCTACGGGGCGATTACATCGAGCTACGCTTAACGTAGTTAGCTCTGTTGGATTTTACCATCTAATCTGTATATAACATAGGCTTTTGGTAAACGCCCCGTAGAGGAGTGCAAACTAAGCAATTAAGACAGCATAACAAAGTCACTTCGTCTATCAGATACAGTAAAAAAATAAGACTCATAACCAATATTACTACCAGTTACAAGCCTTATTAATATAATTATGTATAACTATTAAATATTAATCTTCTACTTTAATATTAATTTTATTATCACTATTTTCTATTAATTCTATTCTTTTATTAAGAATAGTTATATAATCATACATAGCTTCTCTTTGTAAATTCATTAATTTATATTGTTCTGAACCTACAATGTCAGCGCAATTATCTTTCTTAAGAAATTCAACAAATCTATTAAATCTATTTCCTAATTCTTTAACTTCTAATAAAAGACTATCACGATAAACGTTATTAACTGAGTTATCAGTAGATATCATTTCTTTTGGTTTAACATCACTTTTATTATTTAAACCATATTTAGCCCATTGTAATACAAATCCCATTGCAAACCAAATTTGATCTAATGCTTTAGGTTTAGCATATTTTTCACCAATAGATAAATCAAAATTTTCAACTTTAACACAACCAGATTGACCATGAACTTCAAAACCAGTTTTAGTTACAATTGTTGTATTAGTATTCTTAGTACCAATTTTAACAGAATAACAATTATCTATAAAGTTTTCAATATCTTGTTGTTTAATAGTATCTCCTTCTTCATCAGCAATATGGAAATAAATATTATCAGCAATATCTTTTGGTGCCCAATGTTTACTACCATTTGTATAAGTAACAATATAACCTTGATCAGATCTATTATATGTACCTATAATACATCCATTATCCATAGCTTCTCCGCCTGTTGCTGGTTGTAAATCAACCATAGTAATTCCAATAGCTTTCATTCTTTTAATTTATTTAATTCGTTAATAATAAGTTGTTTTGGAGAAATACCTTGTGTGATACCAACAACATGTTGTTTTTTAACAAAAACAATAGTAGGAAAAACATCAATAGATTTAATAGATTCTTTATTTGAAATAAATTTTATAGTAATATCTAAATCTTTAAACATATCAATAATTAATTCACATACTATTTTTTTCATTTTAACACAAGGCATACAATCTTCTTTAGAGTATATAATTACATTATTTTCCTGTGTGTCCATGACCTCCTTCTCCTCTTTCAGATTCAGATAATTTTTCAACTTCTACAAAATTAATTATAGGATAAGGAAGAATAATTATTTGAGCTACTCTATCACCACAACCATAAGGACATCCAGCTTTAATTTTATCGAAATCTATTCTTGCTCCTTCTACATAATTATATTCATCAGTATTATTTTTACTTAGTTTACTTAAAGCATAACCTAATTTATTAATACATTCATGTAAATAAGAAGAAGTTCTATTCTTAAAACATACTAAAAGTTCTCCTCTATAACCACTATCAAGTACTCCTACATGATTAGTCATATATGCCTCAGTATTTCTATTAGAACTACGTGGAAATATAAGCATACCATAACCTTTTGGAAGTTCAAATGCTAAACCAGTATGATATACATAACAATCTCTATTAACATCATATTCCCAAGAAGTACAAGTTATATCCATACCCATATCACCATCTTTACTATAAAAAGGTATTACAGCACTATCAACAAGTTTTTTAATTTTAACATTAATAGCACCTAAATTAATAAATGCTTCTCCATTAAAATTTTCCATGTCTTCAATAGTTAATCTATACACTATAAGATTTTAATTGTTATTAATAAATTATTCACTTAATGCTAAAGATAAAGCATTATTTATAGCAGTTGCTTTACTACCAAATAAAATACTATCAAGTCTTTTTTCTCCAATAGCATTATCTACATTAGAATAGTAACCAGATATAGAATTATAAGCACCCCATGCAGTACCTCTAATTTCTTTCTGACCTGGACCTTGAAGATAATAATCAAAAGTATCAACCAATTGATTAACTTTTCTCATACTAAGACCAACATTATCAATAGCAGATCCATTCTTATTGAAAATAGATAATAAATTAGTATCAGTAGCAAACATAGTCTCAATTTCTTTATCTGACATGATATTGTTCGCAATATATACTCTAACTTCATCATCCGTAACTCTAATCTCACGCAGTTTGATAAATAACTGTTCTGCGTCTTTGCGAATGTTTTCGCTAATACCAAGAATATCAGCTCCTGTACTAATATTATTATGCACAGAAGCAGTATGCTTAAAACGAACAAAGTTCTCAGCTTGTCTAATAGCAGCCCGAAGAGTATTTTGACAAGATATTCTAAGGGGCGTAAAAAGAATTTGAACACTTCCTGAACCATCATGTGAATTTGTAAATACTAAATAATTATCACAAATATCTCCATTAACATTAATGTTATTAGGAAGTTTAGCAGCAACAAATATTCTTTCACCTCTACCAAAACAACCAGCAGTTTGCCATATAGCTTTATCTTTTCCAATAGCATCATCGAAAAACTTAAATGCAGCAGTATTCTGAACTATTTCATATTTACTTTTGACATTACCTAATGGAATATTAACATCAGTACGATAAGTAGCAAATGAATTAGGACATTCACGATATATTTTACCATTATTAGTAAAAGCATTTCCAGCATTAATATCATCAAGAATCTTATCTTGTTGATTAATATCAAATTCCATTTGAGCTACAAGAGGACATTTATCAACATAATAATTAAGACCTGCTTTAATCATTACTTCTTCTGATGTTTGACAATCTGAAACATCAATAGCACCGCGAATAATCCACGGTGCTCCTTTAATACTATATTTACCCATATCTACAATTTATTTAACTCATAGGTTAAAATATCAATAATTTTTGTTCTATCATTAATACCATATTCTGAACGATACCAATCAATAAGTTCTTCAAGTTTATCTTCTAAATTCATAGTTTTAAATATTAAATTATTATTTATTATACTATCTTTATTGTTACTAATAGAAATGATATTAAGATTAACACTATTATATTTATTTATAATAGTGTTAGAATTGATTAAATCATCAATTATTTTATCTTTCATTATTTCATCTTATTTCTCTTTCTATCTTTCTTTATTTGTTTAGCACTTCTTCCACTTTTAGTAGAACTATTTTTCCATGCAGGAGAACTTCGTTTCTGATAACTTTCTTTTGGTTCATCCATCATCTTTTCAAAATATTCATCAGGAACATTTCTAATTTCATATTCATTATTCATAATAATACTATTTTATTTGAAGTGAATAATTAATTAATTTATTACCAATTTTAATATCTTTAGAAGGATCTGCCATTTGATTCTTTACAGTAGTTTTATCAGTAATAGATTGAACATTAATTAAATAGTCTAAATCTTGACAAACTTCAAGTAATTTACCAAACTTCTTTTGACACAAATCTGCAATAGAAGTATCAATACTTATGTTAACTTTAATAGCTAAAAGATCATCAACAGTTAATCTATTATATTCTTCTACATCTTCAGCACTATCATTATTAATAAGTAAATGAGACTCTTCCGGATTATTAACTATCATAACAGTTATATAATTTGCAGCATCTTCTAATGATAAATCATCTGTACCAAGAAGATTATTATCATAAAATTCTCCTGTAAATTCTATAAAATGATTAATAACAGCTTGAATTAATTCAGTATTTAATTCAATAACTGTTGAAGGTCTTGCAGATATTTTATAAGTAAGACCTTCAACAAATCTAACTCCTGACTTAGTAAGACTGCCAAAATTATTAATAGCTTCTATAAGTGAATCAGCAAGTCGTTTACGCTTATTAGCACGAATCTGTTGAAGATTATTAACTCTTGCTTTTTCATTCTTAGCAGCATCAATTTGAACATCAAGCTCTTTGATATAATCAAGATATGCTTTAGCTTTAGTTGCTAAATTATCTTGAGTAATCTTTAATCTTTGTTGTAACTCAGGAGTTAATTCTCCACCATTTTCTTCTAATTCAAAGAATATGTTCACCATATCCTGTTGAATATTGTATAAACTTTCACTCATACTCTATCATTTAAATGAATATATTTAACTTTTAATTTACCACAAACAGTACATTGAGATATTATCTGTTTACCAATAACAGTACCAGCAATGTTTTTAACTTCTTCCTCTTTAATTATTTTAAGAGAATGTAGACCAATTGCACAATGAAATAATTGCCAACCAGTAGGATTAGTGTTCTTTTCCATTTTCTTTAACTAAGTTAGTAGTTTCAATATTAATTATAGCTTCACATATTTCTTTCATTGATGTATAATATCTATCAAAATTTCCTTTATGAATTATACGACAATGAGTATATTTATGATCTATATTATCAGATACAATCAATAAACTAATATCATCTTCATTAATAGATTTTTGAACAACAACAAATTTATTAATAATTATTGATTTTTCATTATATATTAATTCATAAATATACTTACCATTAAAGTCTTTATATTTCTCAATAAAATCATTCATGTGTATGCCTTTCTATAAATCTTTTAATAGCACGTTTAGCTCTACAACTAAACTTAACATAATACAATGCACCTAATTCAATGCAATAACTACAACTAAATAATGCATCATAATTAACTTTAAGTTTTCTTTTAGTAGCAATAGTATATCTATTTGAATACTTATTTATAAGAATACTACTGTTTATACAATTTATACAAGCAAGTCTTCCTCCTTCGGCAATAGTTGCTTTATATAATTTACCATTAGGAGCTAAAACTCTAATTCTATCTCCAGGTTTTAAATTAGAAAAATCTGTTTTTGCTTTCATACTATTCTTTTTTTAATCCAGTACTTAATGGAGCACCTATAAAACTAAGAGGATTATAATTATTTATACTAATATGTTCAGGAAGTAAATCATCAATTATTTCAATAGGTTCAGTTTTATATCTAAAAGGCGCAGTAGATATAATACATTGAGCAGTATTTTCAGGTAATTTAATATGTTTAAGTCTATCTAAATATTTATTTACTGCTTCAATTTGATTTTCATATATATGACAATCACCACCATGCCATGTAAAAACACCTACTTGATAATTAGTAATTCTACATAATAATCTATGAAGAATACCATAACTAAGTAGATTATAAGGAACTCCTAAAAACATATCACAACTTCTTTGCCAAACACTTAAATCAAGTTTATAAACTCCTTTACTTGTTTCTCTAACATTACATTGAAAGAAATTATGACAAGCAGGAAGAGCTTGATACATTGTTTTAGTATCTTGCCAATTCCATGCATCTACAATATGATAACGACTAAATGGTTCATTTATTAAACCATTCAATAGATTCTTAATTTGATCTATTGATCTACGTCTTTCAAAATTTGCTGCACCATATTCAAAATTATCTTTTCCTTGATTCCTCCATTGATAACCATATATTCTTCCACAATTACCATATTTATCAATATCTACTTTTTCTAACCAATCTTCAAAAGACATTATTCCACCACGTTCTAAATAATATCTATAAGCATCTTGATCCCATATGTGATTATCATAATCATGTAGAAATTTAATATTAGTATCACCACGAAGAAACCAAACTAATTCACTAATTACATTTCTTGTAAGAACTTTCTTTCCCATAAGAATAGGAAGAGAACCATCAGTAATACGTATTTCTCTATCAAAGATAGATTTAGTATTAGGCATGTTTTCTCTCGCTGCTGTTTTAATAGAGCCATATTCTAATATGTCCTCTAAGATTTTAATGTACTGTTTCATTTTAATTCATTATAAATATTAATTAATTGTTTAGTTAACACTTCTATTTTATTTTCATCTTTACTATCCCAATTAATATTATAATCATAATGAATAATTCCTTTTTCAGAAGCATGATTATCAACATTATAATTATTACTATTATTGTGAACATGAATTATAATTCCTCCTAAATCTTTAATAGCTTTAGCTTCATTATCAAACCTAACATCAGTTATGATATTAAGAGTATTATTAGATTTAATGAGTTTTTTAATAGTATTTTGAACAAATATATTTTCTCCAAAATTATTTCTCATTATATCTGTTCCGACACATTGCATTAGTTTTCTTAAATCTATAAATCTATTAAGTATTCTACCATCAGTAGGATATATAGATTTAATATTATCTTTATTAGAACAATCTAAATAATAATATTTTTCTGGGTATCTATCATTTATATATCGTTTATTATATGTTTTTCTATTAATTAAATCATAATATCTATCATCTTTATCTAAATGATTATACATTAATTCAATAGGTACATTATATAATATACTAATTATTTGTTTAACACAATCACCAAAAGCTAAAGAATTAGTATTATAATAATCACGAAGAATAACTTTTAACACTTTTGCATCATTAATATATGATTTACTTAATAGATAATGTACATCATGTATTACATTTTCTACTGTATAAGGATTATTTGCTCTATTATGAATACAAGCTAATATATTACTTGATAAATCTTTTCCAGCATGTTTTACTCCACAAATACCAATTAATTTCATTTTATTTATTATTTAAAGTTTTACATCTATTAATTGCTTCATTGATATTATTATAGCTTCTAACATTTTTAATAATCCTATTAAAAACTATATTAATTCCATTAGTACCATCTTTAAAACTATGGTTTTCATTAAAATATTCTTCTACATATTTTTGTATTTTACTACGTTTAACTATAAAATAAATATCTAAAGCACATGCAAAAGAACTTTCAGGAGGTCTTATAACAATATATTTATCTTTCATAACTTTGTAAATATAATCAATATTATTAAAAACAAGCATTAAATTGTAGATTTTTTATAGATAACAGTATAGAAATTACATACTCTCTGAGAGCTATTCTTAGGCTTGTAATGACAATATTGTATTTAGTAATATAGTTGTTCACAATTAGTAATATAATGCCGTCTTAGCAAGCTATGTATATCGTAGCTTGATGTAAACGCCCCGTAGAAGGGTCTCGCCATAGCATGATCGAATATCCTCTACGGGGCGTTTAATTATAGCATATAATATTATCAATAGTTATATTACATTTAATATAACCATCTAAAACTAAACGTTTAATAAGCATTCCAACAAGTGTTTTATCAACAGAAGCTATAATACAAGCATCAAAACAATAATTATCATCAACTTTATATGTTTCACTAATTGCTATAAGAACTATGGCTCTATTTTCATCAGTTACTATATCTCCTTTATTGATTATATTTGTAGGAATATTATTGTTGTTTGAGTTTTTTACCATATTCTATTATCTGTTCTTTAGTTATCCATTGAGGTTTATCAGATTCAGGAAAACTATCATATAAATTAATCATAAGATTAATATGATCTTCTACATTTTGTGCCCATAGTACTTTTTCGTTTCTATTACCATAATTGAGATAATACTCACAATCACAACGTAATCTATCTAACATCATATATCTATGTCTTGGATTACTTTCAATTATTTCTTCATATTTTTCCATTCATATTAAATTAAAAAACTCCTATATCCAGTATTTCTACTTTCAATAGGAATCAGCTCAAATCAAACACTTTCAGTACTTATCTCATATATAGCATAACCAGTTACATCAATATCTGTAACATTTTCAAGAGTTACATTAGTTAAACTACATATACCCAATTCAGAAGCAATATCATTAAATTTAATAGTATATCTACCATAACCATCTTTTTTAATCATTCTATCCATTTTAGGAACAGGCATAGTACTAAATCCAATATAATAAACAGTTCCTATATCTTTATCATATCTTGATAATATGCCATAATAATCATAAGATTCTTTAATAGATTTAATTATTAAACAATGAGTAGATGGATTATAATAATCTAAACTTCTATTTACTTCTTTATTAACTACTTTATCAAATTCAGTTATTTTCATACAACTTCTAATCCAATATAATGAAATGGAGTTTGTTTAACACCACTTCGTTCACGATATTCAACTTTAAGATATTTACCAATATATTTATCTTTATTAGTAAGATATACAGCCTGACTATTAAAATCACCTAAAATTTTACTTTCAAACGTTTCATCGTTTATATCATTCTTACATATAAATTTAGGTAAATTACTTCTTTTTATACCCTCAGGAATAATATCAATAATCTTAAATAAACCATCTTCTTTACGTTTAAATTTAATCATTGTATTATTTCTTTTACCATATTGATATGTTCCATTAGCATCTCTAAGAATTAAACCTTCATATCCATAATCAATAAATGCATCTCTAAATTTAATAGCTTGAGCATCATTAATAATCGCATAAGTATTTAATAGAACAAATCTCGATTTATTATTCAAATGAAGACTTTTAGAATCATCTCTATAATTACGTAATAGAAAGAAATCATGAAAAGTATTATTTAGTATTGTAAATCTCTTATATTGAGGAACATTCTCAACAATAAGATCATAACACCAAAATTGAAGTAATTTATGTTCAAGACAATTCTTATCTTTAACAAAATGATTAATCTCATTTATAGTATGTCCAGGAAGATATATTTCTCCATCAAGATAAGTACCACATTCAATCATTTCATCAAGAAATGGTTTAGGAATAATTTCTAATAGATATTCTTCCATATATGGCATATTCCATATAGCACCTTCACGAGAACGAAATATTAGATTTATAGGTTTAAACATATCTCCATTATTCAAAACTGCTCCAATATAACATCTAAGACCATTTATTTTAGGTTGACCAATACGATCAATATTAAACGCTTTACCATATTCAAAGGTTTTAGCTAACATAACTTTATCTTCACCAGATGCACCAGTATTAAATTTAGGAAGATAAGTGTTAAGATAATCTTTTAAATCTAATTTAGATTCAAGATAAGTAGGAGCATTATCATAAAGTTCTATTAGTTCTTTATAACCCTCTTTACGTTTTTGATTAATACGAGATTGAAATTCATTTCTTTTAGTAATTACTACTTCTTCTTTAGTTTTCTTTCCATCAAAAACACCATAAGAAATATATAATATACCACGATTTTCTTCTATTGCCCATTCAACAGGTTTACCTGCTGCATTTCGTTTAAATAGTTTCATTGTTGTACTGGATTAAGTTTAAAACCTAACTTAGTTATTTTAGCTAATTTTTCATTAGCTTTACGAGTAGATGCAGATTCTTTACTTTTAGCATTGAAAGTTTCTGTTGTAACTTCTCCTGTAAACATATCTTTGACTTTAGCTTTAACTACTTTACGAGCAGCTTTAGCTTTAGTTTTTCTATATATTATAGGAGGATTTATCTTTTCATATTCTAAATTAGTTTCATGCACTTTATTAAATCTTTCGATATATTCTTTTATTATATCTTCATTTACATTATATTCTCTAATAGCATGATAACATAAATATTTAAATTCTGCATGTATTCTACCATAAGGATAACCTATTGTTTGCATAGGTCGTGAACCATCTTCGTATACTCTTGTACAATCAGCATTATGTATAAGAGATTCAAAATAATCAAAAACACCTTTAGTTTTAATATTATTTTGAATCATTCTTATATCTCTAACATCTAATTGTACATCAATTATACCACCTCTTTTAAGTGCAGTGGCTGAAATACTGATTTCCATTCTCTATATACAATTATACATTCAGGTTTACCAATACAAGCGTATCCATACTTAAATATTTTAAGTAGATCGAAAGTTTCACTATGACCAATAACACCATTAACTGCTTCACAAGTATGTGTATCAAAATCATAATTAGCAGGAATAATTTTTCCTTTCATTCCATTAAAATCTATTCCGATATTCTCAATAGCATTTATGTCATCATCATTAGTAAGATTAACTTTACCATAACAATATATTTCTTCGTTGCTAAAGAGATTATCGCCCATACGTATAGAGCCTCCCTTGATGAGAGTTTGCTCCTGACTATTTGTAATAGCAGCAAGAATAACATTATAAGTTCTGCCGTTAGCACAAGTTTCCCCGATAACATATCTACGTCTATCATCAGCTAATTTAATTTCCATAAGTAAATAATTTATAAGTTTCTAATATAAACTCATTAATAACTTCATAAGAATAATTTTCTTTAAGTTCAGCAAAATCTTTAGCTCCATAATCATTTAAAACTCCAAATTCACCACGAGTTATAAATATATATGGAATATTATATGTATCTCTAAGATATGCAGAACATTCTCTACCTTGTCTATCAAAATCCATGAAGCTAATTATAGTTCCACCACTTTTTAATCTACTATGTAGAAAATCATATTCTTGTTGATTTAGCTTATAATTCTCACTTGGCACATTAATTATACCAACATTAATAAGCTCATTGTCATCCCCCCGTAGAGGATATTCGTATAAATGACACCCTAAACTAAGCCTATCCTTACTTGATTTAGTTATAATTATATAATCATAATTATATAATTCAAGATTTGGAATACCTTCTAAACAATTACTATTAGTAATAAATTTATTACTTATTGTTCTATCTCTATTAGGAAAATACAATTTAATATTATAAATACCTTTTCTATTAATTCCTAAAACATATGCATAACAAGGATCTTTATAATTATAGAAATACTTTGGTTGAGGATTAGAAAATCTATTTATATAATATTGTTCAACAGGATATACAAAATGAGTATCAAGATAAGTAGTTGTAATACCCCATTTATTCCATATTTTAACATCTTCTTTATTCCATGAACGAGAAACTAATTCTATAATAGATTTTTGTCCTCTCATTTTCTTTATAGAAGAACTTATAAAATAATCATGATTAGGATCTATTTCTTTACCATATACTATATCTTTAAATGTATAAGATATATGCTTAAGTATATTATAAAAATCTTGTTTGTTTGAAACATTAAATTCTCTTCCATAACCAATAGTTAGAACATAAGCAACTAAATCATATACATCTCCCCAAAAGAATCCTCCAAAATCTCTAATTTTAAGTTTTCCTTTATTATTATATTGAATACCACAACTTGGATTTGGATCATCATCTCTAAAAGGAGATTCTATAAGAGAGTTAAATTTAATACATTCTTTAACTACTTCTATATCTAATCCTAAATATTTAGAAACAATTAATTCAGGCGATATTTTAGATTCAATAAAATTCTTAGTAAGTTGTCCTGAGTTAATAGTACGTTTCATATATAGTAAAAAATAAAAGGAGAACACTAATTAAAGCATTCCCCTTTTCTGTTTATTAGTATTAGTTATTTGTTAGAAGGGAAGGTCGTCAGCACTACCAGCAGCATTAAATGCTCCAGAACCACCCATAGGAGGCATACCACCCATACCATTCATATCACCTAATCCAGACATAGTCATACCCGGAGCACCAGGCATACCCGGCATTGCAGGAGCCATATTAGGAGCTTTAGCAATTTCTTTAGGAGTAATAGATTCTTTAGATGGATCAACTACAAGATTAGGTTGTTGTTTAGAAGCATCATAAATCTCAATACAATTACCTCTTGAAAAAGCAGAAAAACCTAATTCACCAGTTTGTGAACCTCCAACAACAGGATACCATTTAAACTGTTTAGACTTATCCATTCGTTTATTATAACGAAGAAGTTTCATCCAAATAGGTATAAATTTACCACTTGCATCTTTAAAGATAGGTTTACCTTTAAGACCTTCATTAATAATTTTAGCAGCATTTTCAAACAGAATTTGCCATCCTTTAATTACTTCTTCAACAGGAACTTCAACATATTCTATTGCATTGTTCTCGTCAAACTTATAATCTTCAAATGGTAACTCTAACATATCCATCATTTCTTCGGGCATAGGTTTACCTTTAAGCAAGAATACTTCGATAATATGTTTAATAAACGTAAAATTATTAGTTACTTTCCATTCTTGATTACCACCTTCAATAGTATCTACATTAGATTCTATGGCAGTTAAAGTATGATAAGCATAACGTTTATCAGCTTCATTAGGATGATTAGATGCAAAAGTAAAATTTAATTTAGGAATAGCTTCTCCTGTAAATGAAGGAAGTCCAGTAGTTTCAGCTCCAACAGTAATCCATTGAACTTCAACAGATTCAAGATGTCCTAAAAATAACATGAATTTAGGATTAGCATCTCTTTCATGGAATCTTAATCTTGTAGTAGTACGAACATCATTATTAATACCTCTACGTCTCTTTTTAGTAGTTGGTGTTTCAGCACCTTTAACTTCATTACTTACTTCATTTTCTTTGTCATTTGTTGCAACTTGTTCTGACATGATCTTTAATTTTTAAAGTTTAAATATAAATTATTAGAGACAAGAAAAGGTGTAGAATCAGAATTATCGTCATCTACACCTTCTCGGTTTAAACAAATATGAATGAACAATTTCTTATTCAGCTACTTCATCTTCGCCAGTAGCAGCGTTTTTTCTATTACGACGAGACGGTTCTTCATCTGTGAAATCACCAAGTTCAAAATACTTGATATCAACATCTTTATAACCATCATTGATTGTCAATGTCTGAGGAGCATTAACATCAAGAGAATAAACACGGTTAACTTCTTTAGGATTATCCAAATCTTTCTTCAAAGTAGCCCAAATATTAGAATCAGTAAATACACACTGAACACCAATACCAGTAAGACCAGAAGGATTAGACAATTTAGAACCTTGATATTTATCAATCTCAGGAGAAGGAATATCTTCAACTTTGATAGAAGCAATCAGTTCTTCATCTGTTGCATCAGGATTACCAAGTCTTTCGATAAGAGCAGCACGATTCTCTTCAAGAATAGAAGCGGCATTAGCAGCAATAAATGCTTTCTTATCATCAGTTGTAAAACGTTCTGTTGTTTTAAGAGCTTTACCTTTGCGATCAAACAACTGATGACCTTTAGCAATACCCCAAACACCAAACTCACGAATAACAGTATCCTGACCTTCAGCAGTTTCAATATCAATACCATTTTCAGTACAGAATGCAACAAGCTGTTCATCACGAGCAGAAATTGCAGCTTCAAGACCAGGAATATTATTAATAAATTCAATATAATCTCCTGGTTCAACTCCTAATGCTTTAGCCACAGGAGAAGTGATTGTAAATTTACCTGATGTACTGTTTACGATAAGAACTGGTTCTGCATTAGCTACTGATGCTTTCTGACCACTTTGTGCAACACACATTCCGAATGATAATTTGTTAACTTGCATAACTTTAATTTTTAAATGATTAATAAAATTATAATTTTAAATAACACAAATACGTTTTTAGGTCAATCAATTTCTGTTGCTTGAATCTCAACAATATCTCTATCATTAAGATCAACACCAGACATTATTTTTAACTCTGTTGTTTCCATTATACCAAATAGTATATCAGAAGCAATATCTCTTGCACCATAAGTAAAAGCTCTATGACCTATTAGAGTTCTCGCATATAGTTTATAAGTATCTTTAATAAATAGATTAGCTTTTAAAGCATCACTATAACTAAATTTACTATGAGATGTTGTTATAACTTCTTTACCTCCTATAATCCTTCTACGAGTTAGAGTATATTCAGTAATGTAGTCAACAGGAACATTAGGCACACGATATACAGGAAATTTACCTTCTTTTACAACGGCTGCGGCTTGTTGTTTATTAACGACTACTGCAAATTTATCATTCATTTGATAGTCTTTATAAACATTACCATTAAAATCCATGTAATTTTTAACAGGATAAATTCCTATATGATTATTATCTGTAACCTTTTCAGCATCTTCTTTTCCTTTACACCTAATACAATAATCAGGAATAAGTGCATCAGAATAAACGTTAATGCCGTCTGTATATTCATACAGAGGTACATAATCATTATCACAAACCCAAGTTATACCTGCCCTCGACAATAACGCTTTAATCACATGTATATCAACACCAGTTTTACCATTAATTACATGAATATGTTCTAAACATGTACTGAAAGGAAGATTCAAATCTTGTGCTCTCATTATAATAGCAAAACCATCTTGAACAGTTTTAATGCCTCCTTTATCCGTCTTTATAAGTCTTGACAGAAATACTTCTGCTTTAGCTGTTTGATCAGGATCAAGAAGATTAATAGCACCAATACTATTAATACTTTGTTGTTGATGTACAATATTACCATTTACTTCTTCTTTAGAATCAGCAACAGCAACACCTGTTTCTTTTTGTTCATTCATTATTTCAAAGACCTTTGTTTTATTACGATTCAAATATAACGCTTTTAATCTAATCTACAATGATAATATCAGAATTTTCTCCTAATGTGATACCAATTTCACTTTTATTAACTATTGTATCGGATTCGCTGCGTTTCTCCTTGTTTAACTTATTTTGTTCTACGGTATCACTACAATATAGTTTAATGACTTTATTCGGCATTGTAGAGAATTGTACGCCTTCAAGTCTATATTTTAGTTCTCTTACTGTATCACATTGTGGAGACGTTATAACAAGAATATCAATCACGCAATTTAAAGCTCTGTCGCATGCGTTATTTGCTGACAATACATTTATGTATCCTTCATTAAATAATCTCATAGCGAGCTTCTTTTGGCTTTCAGAACCCATCATTTTTTGAGCGCCTTTATTTACACCCGATTTGACTAAGATTGGTTTTCCAGTATTAGTATCATATGCAGGAACTTTATCTAAATCATTGTGATAACTCATACATACAGGATAAGTTCTAAGAACAGGTTTATCAGTATCGAATATTTCACCATCAATATTAACTTTACCAGTATTAACAATTCTACTATTTATATAATCAGTTATTACTGTGGCAAAATCACTTCGTTTACTAATAATAAGAATTCTTTTTCCCTTATTTTCAATACATATTTCTAATAGCTTTTCAAGTTTAGCTTCATAATTACTGAGAAGAATATTACGTTTACGAATAAATTCATAAGTTTGAATACTTCTTTCAAATAAAACATCAGGATTAAACAAATCATCTATTTGTCTATCAAATTCAGATGTCATATCTAAATCTTTTCTCCATCCATTTTCTTCAGCAATTTGATTACGTATTTGAATAGCAGAAATATTTAATGAACTATTACCATTACGAACTTGATCTAATATTTCAAAACTACCAAAGATATTAATACTCTGAGTAATAAACTGAGTATATCTATCATAAGTAACTCTATTACTAATATCAAGTGGAATTCCAATTTGAGTTTCCTCTACGGGGGAATTAAGATTGATAGCGATAAGCTGATTCTCATTAAAGTTAGTTATAAGAGGAGCTTTTTCATATAGATGTTTTCTTTCATTAGGATTATCTATTAATTCAGTTAAACATAACAGTTTGAATCTTGATAAATCAAATACTTTATTCATTTCGTAACAACATCTATTAACACCATGAAATATACATAGATCAAAAGTATCTCTATAATTCCATTTAGTAATATAGTCTATACTAAATAAACGTATTAATTTATCATCAATGAGTTTACGAAATTCAGTATTATTCTCTTCACATTCAGTATGAGTAAGAAAATATACTAATTCGTTACGAGCTTTAAAATCATTTGTTACAATGATTACATTTGCATTAGGACGTTTTTTATACAATCTTTCAAGAATACCAAGAATAACAGGAAAATTACTTAAAGGTTTAGATAAATAAATACTACCTACTCCTTTATTACTATTCCATTTTTCAATAGTATCTTCATAAATTTGACTAATTTTATCTTTTCCCATAATTAATTATCTAAACCAAATTCTTCATTATCAAATAAAGGATTATATAATCCACTATATTTACGAGCTCTTGTTCTACCTTTTCCTTGATTAGATATTCCTAACATAATAGGATTAACAAGTTTAAATGCTTCTTCATAATAATATTTATAATCAATATTTCTAAGTGAAATATCTTTATCATCAAGACTATTAAGAATATTACATCTATAACCAGCAGCTAATCTACTTCTTTCTTTAGTAATAGGATCAACTTTCTCAAGAATACCACCATCAGTACTTATATAAAATCTTGTATTACGTTGAATTACTTCATTACATATTACTCCATTTTTAACAGTAGTATATTGAAGTTCATATCTACGACCTACATTTTGAGTTTTACAAAAGTCTAATATATTAGTGTTAGCCATAATAGTATCCATAATAGGAATATTATCAAGAAAATACTTAGATGCAGCCTCAGAAGTAACAGGCATATCGTAACCTTTCTTTAAATCATTTCGATACATTTCAGGATCAAATGCTCCTTTATAACTAATATTACCATTAAGTTCTTTTATTATATAGTTATTAATATCTCTATTAATATATGCCATATACTTTTCACTATCAGCAGTCATATTTGTCATAGCTTCCCACTTTTTAGTAATATTATTAAATGTTTCTACTTTATCATTAAATAGTTTTACTACAATACCATCTGTATTAGCACTTACAACGTGAATACAATTAAGTTCTAATTGTTCAATCAGCATTATAATCATTAATTGTCCATTAATGGTTACTTGCATTTGAGCAAGTCTATCATAAAGAAAACCTTTTTCAAATCCTAATTTACCATATATAGCATTAATAACAATCTTTAGAACATCAGCTAACACTTTATTTGGCACACCTTTAACAACTTCTTCAATAGCATGTTTAGCTGTTAATCGAGTTTCTTTTAACCAATGAATAAGTTTATTAAAAGCAGCTTTATTAAGATGAGCAGGATATATTTTAAAGCTATCCATAAGTGAAGGATAAAAACTACCTATATCATAATGAATATAAGTATATTTATCAGTACTTCTAAGAACTCTTGGAATATCTTTACTATGTAACCCACCAGTAGCTATTGTATATTCAGTACCATAAAATGATATATTACGACTAAATTCATCTTTTGTAGTCCTATAAATAGATATAGTTCTAATATCTTCAAGAAAACTTTTTAATTCTACTGTCTCAAACTTAACTACATCAAATATAATCTTCTTAAAACTTAACCTTGTTCGTTCAGTCTTTAAATCTTTAAATTGATTTTTATGTAGTCCACTAAATTGAGAATAGAACTTAACAAATAAAGTATCTGCTATATTACTTCTTGAAGAACTTAAAACATTTACCTTATAAGAACTACTAATACTATATCTAAGTCTAATTTCATTTATATTTTGACGAACCATTTCACAAACTATAAATACATCATTTTTATTATAATGTAACATAGGTTTTAAATATTCATCAACCATAAATCTATCCCACTTATCTATATGTTTAGTTAATTCTTCATTAGATAAATTACCATATATATTTTTACTATAAAGATGCCTATCAATATCACTTATAGGAGGTAATTCCCACTCTAAAAGTTCATGCCATTGTAGATTAATAGAAGTTTGTTTTAATGATTTAGGAATAGGTTTTCTTTCATTAGTTTCTTTATCTACCATAACACTTGCTTTATTAAGTGCAAATACTGTCATAACATCAACGCTTGCATATGGAAGTTTATTCTTAGATAATAAATCAATATAATTATTTCTATTATAATAATTATCTTCATTCTGACTTTTAATAATCTCTTTACTTATATCATGTAAATGTTTTAATAATAAACGAGTATTATCAAAACGATTATAAGACATAAGAAAAGCGGATACCATTAAATTATCATATCTATTACCATTAAAACTATACAAATCAGTTCTTACAGGTTCTTCATAATCATTACCATCTTTATCTTTTCGAGGTTCATAATGAGCATTCATTCTATTAAACCAACTAACCATTTCTAAAAGTTGACTATCATCTGTATCTGTAATATATAATATTTTACATTCAACAGATTCAAGTTTTTCTTTTATTTCTTTAACTGTAAATTTACGAGTTAATGGAATAGGTTTACCTTTTTCATCATTACATGCACATTTAACAAGATAATCTTGTAAATTAATAAAAGTAATAGATAAGAAATTAGGTAGAACTTCAAGGTCAAAAGCCCATGTTTTAATCATATTAATACTTTATTATTTCATAATCACTAAATTCATTATAATTAATTGCTTTTAGATGTTTAATAAATACATTTCTGACTACATCAGTTTTATCTGTATTATATCTATGAATAGAAGGATTATAATTACTAAAATAAGCAGTTCTTCCAAATATATTAATTCTATTAATATTTTCTTCAATACTACCTTTTAATAACCTATTTACTGCATTACCAAATAGAAATACATATTTAGGTCTTAATTGACTAATTTCATTATATAAATGCATAGAACATCTACTAACAATATCATCAGTCATATCAAGTTTATAACTCTCTTTACATTTAATAAGAGAAGTAATATAATAATTAGCTTCCATACATCCCCCCGTAGAGGAATCCAACACTTCTTTAACATCCTCAAATAGTATTCCACTATCTATTCCATGATGTTTAAAAGCCTTCTTATCAATATATGGCAAAACTATTAATTTATCACTATATACATCACCCACTCCTTTCATACATACTTTATTATCAGGATTAAATAATCGAAGTGGACAATTTTCACATATAACTTTATTAAGTTTCATTAATATCCGTATTTTAGATAAAGTTTATTTTTAGCACGTGAACAAGCAACATATAAACGCCTATTTATTTCTTCTGCATTAGTATATGGTTGTCCAAACTTATCATAAACTATATCATTAACATCTACAAGTGAAACATTATAAGTACTTCCCTGAGATTTATGTGAAGTAATAGCAAATCCATAATCAAGATCACGTCCAATTATAATTTTACCATTAGAATCACCAATATTAGTAAGAAGTAAAACACTATCTTTAAACTTATAATACTCTTTCCATTTAGCACCTCTAAGTGCTTTAGATGCAGATTTTGCATCATTAACATAAGCATTACAAATTTGATAATATTTTACTAAACTTTCTTTATGAGTATGATTAAGAACAAATAAAGGAGATGTAACAGTACCACCATGTACAGCTATAAATCTTACCATAAATCCTTCAAGTTCATATTTACTATGTGTATAATTAACAACATCTTTAATAATATATTCTTCACTATTTTTAATAATTGCATCATTGAAATCATCAACAATAGTAACATAAGAAGTTATTAAATCATGTTTAGTTATAATAGATTTATTAGCATCTTTAACAATACTATTTCTTATAAATGTATTCCAACTATTAACACATACATTAGTAAATCCTACAACTTTAGAAAGATCAATGTTATTAACAAACTCTTCTGTATTAAATTCTCTCTCTACAATCTCAGGAAATTTAGAAGCACTAAAAACACAATAACCTTTATCTCCTGTTTCATTGAATTTACTATCATTCTTTCCAATATAAGAAAGAAATGTAAAAGTATTATTTTTAATATCTTTACGAAGTAATTCAAGAAGATAAGAAATAGGATTATCATCACCTTGTCTAATAATTTGTTCAAGTTTAAATGTCTTAACACCTTTAAATGCAGGAGAATATAATTCTCCAACAGGAGCTAATTGAGATTCATCACCAACATATATTATTTTACATTTAACTCTCTTACACTCTCGCTCAATGAAAGTTAATAATCCTCTATTAATCATAGATGCTTCATCAATTATATATAAAGCAAATTTATCAATCTTTATTTTTCCCATTGGGTCAAATGGAGGATTATTAATATCAAAATTCTCTACATTAAAATTAAGTCTAAGACCTAAATCAGATTGAACAGTAGCTGCACTAAGTTTAGTAGCTTCTCTAAGCACTCTACATGCTTTATGAGTTGGTGCTGCTAATCCTATTACACTATGAGATAAAGAGCAATTATTAATAATATATTTAAGAACAAAAGTTTTACCTGTTCCAGCAGCTCCTATCAATCCTCTTCTATAATCTTTTTCACTATAAGGTGCAGAAATAAAATCAATTAATCCATTAACAGCTATTTCTTGATCTTTAGTAAAATTAGGCTTAACTTTATTACCAATAGGAACAGGTTTTAGTTTATCTTTAATATCCATCTTTATATTGTTTAAATTCATCATTAGCAACAATAATTTCATCATTATAAACACTTGAATAGCAACTTATAATATGAAAATATTTTTTGCCTTCAATTTGAACAATTCTACCTTTAGCTGTTAACCCAGGTTTAAATGGAAGATAAAAATTACTATTAAGTTCAGGGACATTATCTTTATCTCTATATATCTTAATATAATTTCCATGATTATCAAGATATTTAGAATAAACAATTCGTTTACCTTTAGTTCTAAAACTATCTTTAGTTATATTATATTCTTCTTTTCCGTCCTTATTAACTATAACTTTATATTCTTTAGTTATATTATTATAATTAATAATTCCTTCTACTTTACTTTCAAGAACAATATAACCCTTATCAGGTTTAACAGTTTTAGCAGGCTTCATTTTAAATACAAGTTGCCCCATATCTATATCTATTTTTTAACTAAGACTTTCTTTGTCTTAATCTGTTTAGACATCTTTATCTCCTTTATAGCCTTCTTATCTTCACGAGTTGGCTTAGCTTTAGATTTAACTTCCTTTGAAACAATTGTATCATTAATACTAACAAGATACTCACAATGTTTACAAAGAAAATCAATTTTACCCCCATGTTCCATTTCCAGCTGAGTTATATTTAGACACATTAACAATCTTGTTAGTTGTATCTACACTAACACCACTCACTTTGTTTAGAACACGTACAACAGTACCTTCATCATACTTTCCCATAATACTTTACAGTTTGTAAAAATTAATAAATTATTTATTTTAAGACTCGTCACAGGATTTTATATCTGAGACGATTAGTTATTCATTTAAGAGATTAAAATGGAATGTAGACAACGTGAGATGCATCTACGTTCATGTAATTGATAGTTTTAAACTTATCATAATCAGGTATCGAGATATGACACTTATATCGAAAGAAACATTTAAGTTCTTCATAAACTCTACTTATTTGAATAGTATCACGAGACTTACTATCAATAAATTCAGTAGCATATAATATTTTACAATCAATAACATTTAAAATATTATATGATATAAATTCTTTATAAGACCTACAATAAATAGTATAATCTAACTCATATTTATTAAATATATCATTTACTATATTTAATATAGCATTTAATGTTCTTAATTGATTAAATATATCTAATTCTACACCAGTTTCTTTATTATCTACTTCTTGAATAGAATTAATAAATGTATCATAATTATCATCCATATTACCAGTATTTTGAACAATGACTACTAATAACATTCACAATGAAGAGTATTAATATTACAAGTAATACTCTTCCATAATTATCTTCAAACCAATTGTTATCGAACTTCATAATCGTTATTTATTTTAGTTATTAATTTATTAAGCATAAAAAAGCCTATGCTACTTTCACAAGCAACATAGGCACTAAAACCATTAAGTTTTCTTTATTCATATTTCCAAATACTATGACTATTATAATCAATAATAGTTTCGGCTTCATTTCGCCATCATCAGATAGTAATATTGAAAAGAAACTCTTACTTAAACACTATTAAGAAGAGTTTCTCTAATACTAAAATAATAACTTATATAATTAATACTATTTTCACAAACCGTATTAAACCCTTTCAATTTTTAATATGACCTATTAATATTATTTCCCAACAACATTAATAATTTAGAAAGAAAATCACTAAGTAAACTTTATCTTTGCATATTTAGGATCAATAGAATAAACTTCTTTTCCAGAAGGTGTTTTAGCTTTAATAAGAGGTTTAGTTATATTATTAATAACTTTATCTTCTTTATCAAAATCTCTAATCTTTAACATTCTATTCCAAAATGTTTTAGAATTACCTTTTTTATAAACTACACCATGTTCAGTAATTATAGCTCTACCTTCTATTAAATCTTTTCTTAAACTCATAATATTATTATATTTAGTTTATATTAATAAAAACATGAAATACTATTTATCACAAACCGTATTTCATAACCAATAAACAATACAGCACGTACAATCATTTACAAAACAACAGAACTATCATTACTATTATACCAAGTAATACGAATATAGTTATATTTTTATTTAATAATTTAGATTTGATCTTAACATAATCTTTAACTAAACCATCATAATCAGTACATTTATTATCATAATTTTCACGAAATGTTCTACTTTCAGAAGTAAGTTTATGATTATCTATTAATAGATCATCTCTTTGAGAGCATACTTCCATATATCTATTATTAATAATTGTAGAATCACCTTGTGTCTTATTAACAAGTTGAGTAAGTTCTCCGATATAATTTAATAAACCAGCTTTAGTTAGTTTATTTAATTCAGTTAAAGATTTTAATTCCATGATATTAAGTTTTAATAATTATTCAAGTATAAGATCAAAATCATCATCATTATCAGTAGACTGATTACATCCATCTATATCAATATTATCGAAATCATTATTAATATACATACCATCTGTTTCAATACATCCTTCAAATTCACTATCCATAATATTATCAGCTTTGTTAATAATTACACAATAATAGTGATAGTTTTTGAGACTACCAAATATTATCCATGAAAAGTGAATTTTCTCCGCGCGTACGCGTATAATAGGTGATAATAAGAGTTATATAGCTACTATACTTATATTATATATTATATATTAAAGATGTACACGTACACGCATACGTACACAGGCACGCACACGCCGCATGGTAGATAACTACTAATATGTAATATTAGTAGTTATAATATAATATATATATATATAGTAGCTCTTATACATTCCCCCGTAGAGAAGTGTAGCAATAGCTAACACAAATGATGCCAACTATATAAACACAGGTGTTGCAGATGATAATACAACTGATAATGATGAAGATGATGAAGTCGATGATGCCAGCTATATAAATGATAAAGTTGCAGATGATAGTAGAGATGATAATAATGAAAGTAGTTGTAATAGTAATGATGATAATGTTAATAGTAGTATTAACAATAATAGAGATAAGAGTGTAGTTTAAAGTGGTGAACGTAGTACTACACTCTTCTACGGGGCGATTACATTAAGCGTAGTTGGCTTAGACATCTAAGTCGGCTTAATAGTTATGGTTATCTTAATGTATTACCAGATAATGCAGCATATAATCTTTCAGTAGTTATAACAAATGATTTAACAGGATTGTTATAATTGACGATGAAGCGATTGATGATACTCTTCTTAGAAGAATAAGATCTGTTGATAACATAATGTATGGTCATGATAATAGTATAAATAAATTAAATTGTATATATTTTATTAGTTCTCGTATAGTATTGCTTTAATCTTTATTTTCAATAATATTAAAATCAACACTTGATTCGTTACATTCTTTAATTAGGAATAAATCATTAATATTAACATTATTATCTTTAGCAAATTTTTCAATATCAAATTCAGTTTTATTTATAAACTTAGCTTGACAATATTTTCCACATAATTTTAATAATGCACAAGTATCACAACAACTATCATTAACTGTTCTATTTAATTTATATTTAGAATTATGTTCTTTTCTACTAATACTAATATTAAGACCATTATAACATTTATCAGAAAGTTCTTTTAAATAGTTTAAATCTTCATTAGTATCAACATCTATAATGCTTTTATCATAATTAATAGCATTAGTTAAAAGATTAAAAGGTATTCTTTTATAAAATTTAACACTACTTAATCCATTTGCAATAATACATACAATAGCAATAGGACAATTACTACAATCAATATCAGAATTATCTTTAGATAAATTTACAAGTTTATATTCAGCTTTCATAAGTTTATTATTTAGTTTGTTATCAATCTCACTCCGTGATCTTCATTTAGCTTAACAGTTGTATAATAATTAGTTCCAATATCTATTAGAATACTATAATCAAGATTAAGTATAGAATTAGATGATTAAGAACAGCATAATTATTATGTGCGAGAATTATTAGTTTCGTTATCAGTTAGAGAACTAAGAACAGCATATGTAAGAGCACCAGTGAGAAGAGGAGTGAGAGAATTAGTTTTAGGAGAGAAGAGAAGAAGACAGTATAATTGGTTTTATTATATATAATA